TCACGTCAAATTCGTTTACAATTCTTAGAAGACATACCGGAAAATCGTGATATTACTGATATCCGTTTCTCAAGTATGGTTTATGTTACAGATGAACCATGGCCAGATAGACTTTAATTGAAAGGTTAAACTATGTTAAAAATTGAACGCTTCGAAACCGAAGAAGGCACTAAAGTTGCCGTTGTGGATAACAATCCATATTTCCGTTATGAATATCCTTATGTTCTTACGGAAGAAATGAAAACTCAATCTGACGCGGAGCTTGGAGAAGTTTTAATTGGATTGATTAAAACCCAAGACAATCATACATTGATGTCAACTATTTTGGATGTAACTTTACGTTCTCCATTTATTTATGATTCTCAATTTGCTACTTTGGTAAATTACTTGAAAGAGCCTGAATTAGGCGAATCATATTTCCCTGGTCAACAACTCAAACTTCAAATTCCAAATTACGAAGCTGAAGGTTGGGAAGGTGACTTTGCCGTCGTCACAATCAACAAATTGTTGACAATTAAAGCGGACGAGAAAGATGTGTTTAAGCTATTTGAAGATTATCACAAAAATGGAATTGTCGAAATTTTAAAGTGGCAAGACGTCGTTCATCTGAATCCTAACGACTTTAAAAATAAATAGGAGGTAACTATGTTAATTATTCACGAAAATGAACTAATTCATACTGACGATTTTAGTGATGTTATTCAACACTTCGGAATCAAAGGTATGAAGTGGGGACAGCGACGTGTTATTTCGTATAGGTCGGCACGTAGAGCTAAAAAGAAACTAGCTAAAATTGAGCGAAGAACCAAAAATTCATTTGGAAATTTGTTTAAAGATGCCGGGGTTTCTATGCTTCTTGGAGTAAATCCCGGTAGCGTTCGTTACGATAATAATAAGAAAAAAGAAAAATACAAGACAAAAATCATGTCTAACAAGCAAAATATCTCGTATAAGGATGCTAAGAAACAAATGCGAGATAAGACATGGGCTAAATCTGATTCCGCTAAAGCAGATTATAAATCTACTAAGAAAGAATTTGGTAGGTCCGATTTAAGAACTAAAGCTGCTAAGTCGGATTATAAATCAGAAAAAGCTGCTGCAAGAGCAAAAGATATTAGACGATTATACGGTGATTGGGCAACTAGTGGAAGTACTGGTAGACGTCTAAATAAACTAAATCGAAAATCTAAATATCAACACGAACAAGCAGCAAACTATAGAAGAGGAGTATAACCGATGTTAATTATTCATGATAATGAACTAATTCATACCGATAATTTTGATGATGTTATTCAACACTTCGGAATCAAAGGCATGAAATGGGGAAATCGTAAAGCCAAAGATGGTATTCCAAGAATTGGACAATTCTCGGGGAGAATTAATAAAAATCTAGTTGCTCGTAAAACTATGAAACGTGCCAACGAGAAGAAAATTGCTGCTCTCGGTAAGAATGACCCAAAACGTAGGGAACTTATTAATAAGAATAAAGACCTTACGGATATGAACCAAAAAGCTGCTCTACGTCTTGTTCGTAACAAACGTAATAAGAAAATCATTGGCGGTGCTGCAGCTGCTGCTACTACAGCTGCGATACAATACCAAATGCTGAAAGCTACAGACCCACAGAAAGCTGCTTTTGCTAAAGAAGGCGTCAAAATGGCTGGTAAAGCCGCAAAATATGGAGCTAAGTATGGAACCAAACGCGCCAGTGAAACTGCTAAGAAAGCATATAATGTTGCCAAATATGCTATGGGCAGTGTAGCTAAACGTAAATATTTATAAAATAGGAGAAACCATAATATGTTAATCATTTCAGAAAACGAACTATTGCACACTGACAGCTGCCAAGACATCATTGAACATCATGGTGTCAAAGGAATGAAATGGGGGCAGCGTATGAAACGTTGGGGCTCTGCTGCTGGTATGGCCACTATTAACTCTTTACGTCATCCGATTCTTGCCGATAAGGCTATTAAAGAATCAAGAAAACGATCAAAAATGGGTACTCTAATGGGAACTACTCGTTCATTAGAGTTCCGTAATCGTTACGTAAACGATATGGCGAAGGCAAATAGAAAATATAAGAAAGATATGCGTAAAGCAGAGTCTGACCATGTGAATGGTGACGATAGAATCTTTAATCGATATAGCAAAGATGCATACTTCGGTAAACGTAAGAAAGCTGATGGAGAATCTCGTAAAGATTACCGTGAACGTCAAACAATGGCTAGAAAGAAGATGTCTGCAGCATATACAAACCTTAACAATCAATACGATGTTGCTAGATCAAACGCTAAAGCTAAACGTAAACAAGCAGCTACTCTAGCTGGTGGACGTTATTAGTTATATATTTAAGAAGTGGAGTCTACATGGATTCCTCTTTTTTGAATTTTAAAAATTTGCCCGGGTGTGATTTTCATCTCAAATTCGCATTTTTTACAAACCCTATAATGAAATAAAATTTATAGGAGGACATTACTATGTCAAACGAACAAACATTTACAATTAATATGAACCAAGTTGCTATGATTAAATTAGCACTATATTACGATGATATCGAAATGAGTAAATTGATAAGTATTGCACAAGATTATACTTTGGCTAACACAAAAGCTAATATTTATATTGTTGAATATTACAAAAATCTGCTCAAACGATTTGAACGTGAATTAGCGGATATTTTAGAATCTATTGATGCAAAAGAAGTTTATGTTAAAACTGCTATGGCTCGTAAAACATACGATATGTTGGACAAAATTTTAAGTGACGAAAAGATTGGGTTTGTGAAAGCAAATGAAATTGATGATGAAGAAGTTAAGAATTTATTAGCTAAAATCAATGACAGACAAAAAGAAATGGAGTCTGAAACTGAGGAAATTATTAGATTCTTTAGAACATTACAATAGCATTTAGGGATTTACAAATCCCTTCTTTTTTCGCAGGATTTACATTTACTATAATGAAGAATATAGCTCAGCGGGAGAGCATCCTGATTATTCAGGAGGGGCGACGGGGTTCAACTCCCCTCTATTCTTTTTTTTTCGAAAAATATTTTAAAGGAGGTTTGCTATGCCCGTTAGCAAGAAAAGGAAAACTGTCAAAAAGACAGGAAGAAAATTCGGAGTAACTAAGAGAATGCCAAATGTGCGTTCTCTTCTTTTTAAATACATCCACGCATATTTCGATGAGAAGTATGAAGAATACGTGGTGTATATTAATTTGGTGTGTAATGACGTACCCGTAATTATGTCTGGATTTATAGACCCAGATAAGAGTTATTTCGAAGGTATACGATTACATAACCCTAAACCTAAGAAAGGACATAACACCCAGACAGTATATATCTCAAAGAAAGATGCACCAATGTTCTTCGCAACAATAAAGGCATATTCTCATACCGTAGCGGATATGTTGGATGCTGGTGATAAGGCACCTATATTAGATGTGAATAACGGAGGAGAATATTTTCCTGATAAACTTATAGGTAACTATAGGAAATTAACATAATTCCGCAGAAATTACATACCCTATAATGAAATAAAAATATTGGAGGATATCAACATGATGAACAAAGGATTTTTAGGTCTTGTAAACTTTAAGGACACACCGCTCGAAGTTAAGGAAAACGACAAATTTATTGTTAGTTGCCTTAAGGGAGCTGGTCAAGGCACCATTGAAGGATTACTGACTGTAGGAACAGCCGTTGTTGCTTTATCATTATTGGTACGACACACTAATAAAGAAGAATAAAGAATAGGAGCATTTAAGCTCCTTTCTTTTTTGATTTCATCAAGCTCTCCATAAATAATTATTTTTAAGGAGGAAGCCTCAACTTTTATTGTCAGTTCAAATATATGGAGGGTTTTGTGAAGTCAAGTAAAGGAGGTAGATACATGGCTTTATTTATGTGGATTTTATCATTGTTTATGATAATCGATATCATTCGGACGTTATTCAAAGGAGGTAAAGATAATGAATAGACCCGAACCAATTAATTTTATAACTAGACCCGATTTGCTATCCGAAAACGCTAGTGATATGCAACTCTTATTTGCATTCAAAAGTATTGTAATGGACTATGCAAGACTATCGGACCCTTTGGAAAAAGCAGCAACTAGTTTCTTTATTATTCATGCAGAAGAAGCTATGCCTATCAATAATGAGGAAATCTATCAAGACTTTATGTTTGTCAAGGAATTCTTCTTTAATAAATATGCAGCAGATATTTCTAAAGATATGCTTAACATTATGCAGAACCCTGCTATTATCCAACTTCAATATGAGAAAATGGAAGCTGCTTTTAAAAAATTATTATAACGCAGATTTTACACACCCTATAATGAACTAAAAATTATTAATAGGAGGAACATAAAATGTTCAGAAGAATTGTTCGCGAAGTGGGCTTCCGTTTCCTAGCGTTATACGCTGTGCTTGAAGAGGATTATGTAAAGAAACTTGAAAAGCAAGGGTATATTGATAAGGATTCAGAATTCCATAAACGAAGACTGACCACTGTACAAACTGTTCTTAAGAAATTAAGAAATGAAGGATTTTAAAAGTAGGATACTTAGGTATCCTTTCTTTTTTGTGAGGAGGTATAGAAATGGACGAAAACACATTGAAAAACATTATTAATAAAATCGAAAGTAAACAGATAAACGAAAAGAATCTGTTTATTTCTGGTTTGGCTAAGTTGGGTGTAGTTTTATATATAATTAAAACTGTTTGGGATGTTAAATAGGAGGTAATGATATGTATATATTAAATGATGACCGTTTAAAAAATCGAAGTCCGTTTTTAACTTGGTTATTCTTCAATAAGAAACTCCAGAAAGATTGTGCGGAAAGTATCCCTCTTCTTGTTGGTGATATAGACAAATTGTATGGTGTTGAGACACGTGCCCATGAAATTAAGGATATTCGTTCCGAACTTAAATTGAGCGAATTACAAAAAGGCATGACTGTTCTATATATGGAATGCGTAAAAGCAAAACATCGTATTTTAAAATCAAGATTAACATTTGATGATGTCTTAAGTATTGTATTAATATTACGTACATTAGATAAAACTTTAAGTGAATAAAAGGAGAAACTAATATGTTTAAAAATATGTTTAAAATTGAAGGTGTAGAATTTGAAGACAAAGACATGCAAGAAGCATACTACCGCGGACAAGTCGATGGGCGCGCGAATGAACAAATTAAAGGCGCTGTTGGTATGGCTGCTACAGGCATCCTTACCGCATTGGCCTATCTTATCCTTGGTCGACGAAATACCAAATATAATCGCGAACTTAATGAAGCGATTGGGGAAGAAGGAAAACTAGGCGAATCTATGTTTCTTAAGGACCAAAATGACGAATTGCGTAAGGTTTTTGGAGATGACTAATGGAACCAATTAATCGATTTATATTTGAGATAGATGGTAAGGTGTATTCGTTTAGAGATTGGATGATGTGGGACGAGTCATCTTACAATTGGCATAGTGGAGAATGTGTCGAGAGGCAAATAGGCGTATTTATACCTTATTATCAACATATTAGAGACGCTTGTCGTTTTTCTAAATTACTAATTCCTCCTAAATGTAAAACTACATTTATTATAGCAGGTAAAGTAAATGACAGATTTTCATTAAAATGTTTGAATTTTGGAACAACTGATATGGGTTACAGAAAGCCTTTTATTAAAGTATCATTAGTGGGAGCGATATAAATATGATTGGAAGACTTATAATTAAATACCAAAGCAAAGTATATTCTGCAATGGCGCATAAGAATGTTACGCAGGATTTCCCTATGCTATAATGAAAGGAAGGTAAAATTATATGAGAGAAATTATGATGGCTATATGCTTTGATGGGCTTAACATGCAAATAGAAGAACTTCAAACGAAAATAGCACTGGCTGAAACAGAAGCTGAGATTATGGATCTTAATTTGAAATTGGCAAAACTCGTTGCTGTACGGAACGAACGTGACAAAAACAAGTTGAAACCAGAAACAATTTTAAGAGCTATTATCGATGTAACTGGAATGGCTGGCGTGTTATATTTCGAAAGAATGAACATTATTACATCCAAGCTCTGGGGCGTAGTCAGCAAACGATTTTTCAAATAAAGGGATTACTTATCCCTTTCTTTTTTGTGAGGAGGTAAACATGACAGATATTGTTATGACTAAGGAGACAAAACCAAGAAATCCAATTATTAAGAAGTATGTTAAGCGGATTGATGAAAACCGTTTTAAAATTGAAGTGACAACAAATCTTCAAGAAATTGGTATGCAAGGATATGAAAGATATACTAGAATGTCTGATGGTGTACAAAAAATTGAACCAGAGATTTTGCACGACGAATTGTCTTTATTTAAAGCTGGTATTATCACGGAAGTTACACCTTTACAATACGATATTCGTAAGGACAGATGGACTTATACAATGTATGTATATGGCGTATTTAATGGAGAACTGACACCTAAAGAAATTGTCAGAAATTATTATTTTAAAGGACATGGAATAAATGTGGGAGAAGATTAAAGAACTATTGGAATATAACTTAACAGAAGTTCTATTCATGATTGCGATAAGTTTCTTGGTTTTATGTATGGAATCTATTGGAGTAGTACTTACATTAAATTTGATGAGTACTATGGGAATCTTAGGATTTCTAATTGGTACTACAGGAATGACATTTGTTGGATTCATCTGGTTATTTATGATGGTATCCATATGGGAAAATTTATAAAGTGAGGTAAAAATGGCTAGACCAATTGTTAAAACGTCTGCTGAATTCAAGCAGACAATTATTGATATGATTAAAGCGATGCCGCTTGATGATATTCTGTTGATGCCGAAACCGGAAATCGACAAATATATCTCTGCGTGGACAGACCCAGATGAGTCTGGTAACAGTCCCGCTCAGGAAGACTACAAACGATATTTCCAATTTATCATGACCATTCCGCCCGAGATGCATGTGGTAGACATGGATTTATATTACTTCCGCGTTGCTCGTAAGATTATTGAATCAATGATGGTTTCTATGTTGGAGACATCATATTACAACACTATATTTGGAACTTCGGATGTAAACCATGAAAACTACATGCTTTTGTATGAGCTTATTCAGGATACCGCAGATAAAATCGAAGATAATCCTAATAATAAGCGCGCATATATGAGTGCGAAAGAACTAAGGAAAGAATTCGAAAAATACTATGATAAAGTAGTAGAAGAAAACAGTGAAAACGGAGGCTGAAGAGATGAGTTCTACCAGAGAATATACCCTGGTATTGTCTAAGGAAGAATTCTATGATACGGTTGTACAAAATATACGTAAGTTACCGTTACAAGAACTATTTTTCATAGACGATTGGTATATCGGTAGGTTAATTCGAAATTGGACTAAACTAAAATTCGAAGAGGACTATCGGAGATATATATTTGGGTTACTGATGGTATCAGATAACACTGAGAAATTAGATAGTGAGCTTTGTTTGTGGAATATATCTCGAAGTATGGTAGATGAGTTAATCGCTTCATTGGCTGAAGGATTTTACTACGATGAAATGGAGAGCATTATGGGAGAGAACTTATGGTTCGAACCATTTGCCCATCCAAAAGAATATGCCGTCGACAAAGAACACATTAGATATTTTCTTGATGTGATTGACACAATATATAACCGTGTTGATACAAACGAGTGGGATACCGTAACATGGTTGCGTTATTATTTAGGAGAGGATTATTTAACATGAAACAACATATTCGCTTAGAGATGGACTATGAGCAAATGAACCATCTTTACGATAGCTTCAATGCGAGCAACAAAGGTATTGAAATTGACGTACCTAATTCAAATGTGGTAATTCATTTTGTGAAATTGGAGGAAGATGATGAGTAAAGTTACATATGACACATATCCGCGTTATGTAGATATCGACCGTGATGGAATTAATCAAAAGGTATTTACAAATTCTAATGGTAATGAGGAGTGGTGCCTGCCGACCGGTAGACAGTTACAGAAAGGACCTCATCCTATGGACCATTGGATTGAATATGAGGACAGCGAAGGCGGTCTTCACTACGGTCGATAATTATAAGGAGGTAAGGAGAAACTATGGGTAAAATGAGATATACACCACGTACATATATTAATGAACTATGTCGTTCGGTGTTTGAGTATAAATGTGAATTGGGTTATTTTGATTTCAGTGATGACAGTTATCCTCGCCGCTATGACCATAGTATTCGTACAGATGCTATGGCTATCAAGAAGTTTTGTAAATATAGATTAGGTTTAATCTATAACGAAATTAACATCGTCCGTGGACGTAAAGGACTTCCTCCGGTAAAATATATGGCCGGCCGTGAGGAATGTCTTGCTGGATTATAAAAATCCGCAGATTTTACATAGGCCATAATGAAACGATAAAATAAAAGGAGGACATCATTATGTCAAAGAAAAATGTTTCAAAAAATATTGAGGAAGTTGTAGACGCTACCGGGAAGGTTGCGGAACAAGTAGCTGAAACTGTTGAAGAAACAGTAGAGGACGTTCAAGACACAATGACAATTGAAGTTGAACAACCAGAAGGTAAGGTTAAAAAATGGATCGTTAAAAACCGTCCATGGTTGAAGAAAGTTGGACTTGTGACACTTGGAGTTACTGTACTAGGATTCGCAGCGAAAGCGCTTGCAGACGCATCACGTAACGACGGTGACGACGCAACGGACGAAGATGATTTTGATCTTGGATCTGACGACAGTGATAACACTGAAGAATAAGTTTCATAAGAATATCGAGAAAAATACTCGGTATTCTTTTTTTTTAATTGGAAAGGAGAAGCTAGTGAAAACTTTATTTGGTTTTTTGATTATGTTGTTATCTGGGGGATTGCTATTTGCAATGCTGTATACCGCTTTGGTATATTTCTTTGCGCTTGATGTACGAGTCGCAGGATTTTTAACAGGAGGTGCTGTGGGATTGGCCCACTATGTCTGGGGATATACAACAGGCGAAAACAAAACTAGCGATGAATAATTATGGCAGTAGTGCTCGAAGACTATGGAGCGGTTAAAGTTGAAAACCGTAACCACACTGTAACATTCTATATTCCATTAGACGGTCCTCGAGATATATTGCTCGCGGATTTTGCTACTGAATTGAATGTGTATAATAATAGAATGTCATTCGAAGGCGAACGATTTATGGCCGTTTCTGGAGTACAGAAATATATGGCACCAGCGGACGCACGATGGATGGCTGAAGTAAAAGGAATTAGGTCATGACAACAGAATATAACAAAGTTAAAACAAAGGTGAAGCCTTTAGATGAGGCAAATGAGATGATGGATAAACACATCCAACCAGTCGCAAAGGGTCGGGTGAAAAAATCCGGGGTTGGAAAATGGCTCGGAAATGTATTCTTCGGTGAAGAAGGATTTCGTGGCTGGTCGGGCCACATGTTTTATGATGTGGTTGTCCCTAGTATCCAAAATGGTTTGGCGGATATGGCGACCACGGCAATTCAGCGTGCTATTTTTGGACAAGATTATATTCATGCTCGAAGAACAACTCCAAGTTACTGGGGGCGTGGTGTAAATAATGTTACACGTATTGATTCTTGGCGAGACGCAAATCGTCAGGACTATACACAAAGTTATGCAAAACGCAATCGCAAGGCATCGAACTATGTCGAAGAAATCATTTTCGATACAAGACAAGATGCACAAGAAGTATTTAATATCATGCTTGCTAATTTGGACGCATACGGCGTAGTGACTGTTGGGGATTTCTATGAGTTATCCGACCAACCGTCTAAATTCACAGACCAATCATTTGGATGGTCTATTTCTGGAAACGGACAGGGGTTGCAAGGAGCTCGTATCGTTGCTGCTCGAGGCGGAGGATTTAAAATCCAATTCCCTCAACCTGTGGAGGTGTAAAAATGACAAAAGAATGGCCAAAAGAATTACCATCATTTGATGAAATTAGAGAAATTTTTATCCGTGGAGGATTTGATACGGATGGCGATATGTATTACGATTCTAAATCAGGTAAGAAATTCTATTTAAATATACTTGCCGGTACAGCTGTGGAGGTGGAATAACATGCTACCTGAGGATTTTAGTAATCGTAACAAATTAGACAAAAAGTATTATATTGCTCTAATGGAAAAAGACGAGTATGAACCTGAGACACCAACTCAAAAACGTATTCGTTTAGTTCGTGAAAGAAAACAAAAATTTAATAAAAACTTAAAATCATTTATTGGAGGAAAGTAAAATGAAAAAACTACTAGGAACTTTATTCTTATTGTGCACACCACCTGTTGGATGGGTTATTCTGGCCTACTTATGGGCGAAAGGAAAATGATATATGCATGAAAGATTATCAATTATCCATGGCATGTGTTATATTACACAACGGTATTCATACCGACACGTGGTATGACATAGACCATTATGAAATCATCAACAATCAATACTTGATCAAATATCGAGGTAAATGGTATAACTTCGATAGAAATGTATACAATATCGGTTATTTCTGGGTTACTCCTGATGTACTTAAAAAGCAGGAGTCAGAAGAAGCATTCATCAACAAAAAGATTGATGAAGTATATTCACTAATTAAAAAGGAGCTCGAAAAGTGAGAATTAGAATTTATCCACGTATTTCAGGAGTTAGACCTATGTTATTTTCAGAGGTCGAAAACGTAAACGTCGTTAAAGACGGAAAGAATTGGTCTATTGAGTTTGACCATGTTGATCATATCAGTAAAGAGCGGAAAGTAGCTGCACATTCGCAGTTCACAAGTGAGTCCGCTATGGCGTACACTATTTTGGCAGAAACACTATAAAAGGGGTAATAAAAATGAAATTTGATTTAAACGCAGTAAAAAATACAGCTAAAACTACATGGGTAACAACCAAAATTCTTGGTAAGAAATACGCACCAGTTATTTTATTAGGTGCTGGACTTGTTGGATACGGATATTCTGTTTATGAAGGTATCAAATCTGGTAAGAAACTTGAAGCAACCAAAGCTAAATATGAAGAAATGGAAGCTGCTGGCGAAGAATTCTCACGTGTTGACGTGGTAAAAGATATCGCTAAAGACGTAGCTATCCCAGTCGCAGTCGCAACCGCATCTACAGCGTCTATTATTCTAGGATTTGCTATCCAAACCAACAGACTTAAAGCCGTATCAGCAGCTCTTGCTATGGTTACAGAAGAACACGCTCGTTACCGTCTACGTGCTAAGACAGTTCTTGATGAAGAAACATTCAAGAAAATTGACGCACCACTTGAAACTAAGACGGTAAATGTCGATGGTGAAGATATTGAAGTTGAGTCAATCGTGCCAAACGAAGGTGATTTCTATGGAATGTGGTTCAAGAAGTCGCACAAATATGCATCTGACTCTCCAGAATATAACGAAGGAGTTATTAAGGAAGCAGACAATGTCTTGACTGAAAAAATGATGCGTAAAGGCATGTTGACATTCGCAGAAGTATTGGATATTCTTGGATTTGAAGTTCCTAAAGCAGCTCTACCATTTGGTTGGACAGATACTGACGGATTCTATATTGAATGGGACGCTCATGAAGTATGGAACGATGACAAACAAGAATATGAAGTACAATTCTACGTACGTTGGAAGACACCTCGCAACCTATATGCGACAACAAACTTCCATGATTTCGTGCCTAAGAAAACCAGAAAGGAATTGAACTAAAATGAATACACCTGTAAAGATTTTATTGGGTATTGTGGGTGCGGCTGGCGTCGGATATGGCGCCTACCGTATTTACAAATGGTGGAAAGAAGAAGACGAGCTTGAGGCAGAAGGGTTATCTTATGAAGAACTCGTTGCTCAGGCTGAAGCAAAGAAAACAGAAGAAAAAATTGCAGCACAGGTGGAACGTGAAGAAGAATTTGCGGAACATATCCGTGAAATCGATGGGCTGCCTAATGATGGACTTGATTGGTATCGTACACCAGACAATGATATTCGCCGTGAACTATCTCCATATGAGAAACGTTTCGGGGTTGACTATAATCCACTGACGGAAGAACTTATTGTCGAAGAAGATATGGATGGTAATCGTTACGAATACGTACAAAAATTCAAGGAAGGAACAAAACTACTAAACCATCGTGATGCAATGTTTACAGCACGTTCGGTTATTAGTAGCACAAGGGAAATGGCAGCACAAATTAAATCCTTAATGGCAAACGATATGGAACATGACCGTCGTATTTACGACCAAAACACACAAGAAATCTATGACTACTGGCGTGCACTTGTTATGGAACGCTATGATATCCAAGACCAAGAGCTACGTGACAACCTGGCCGTGTTATTCTCATGGGAATATATCCCTATTAAGGAAAACATTGGCGATAAGAATGTACGAGAAGATATTATCCGTGACCGTACAGAATACTTCGGCGCTGGTACTATCCATTCTGATTGGGCGTCTATTGGTGAAATGATTATTTACTATGCTAAGCAACTTGACTTTTCTACTGGTAAAGCTGGGACTACTGAACAGTTTGCAGATATGATGGTTGAGACTTTAGGACTTGACCTAGAATATGACGAAGACCCAGTAATCAACGATACAATCCTTTCATTCGTAGAACGTCATCGTCTTGGTAAAGCAAATATTGATGGAACTTATGGTCTATTCCATATTTCCGAAGAGGCTTACAAAGAGTCTCAAAGCTTATGGCACGAACACAACCACTTAATTAGTGATATTGTGGACGGCCGCTACATGCCTGAATTTCGTATTGAGTATACGAAAGAATCTGAAAATTGGCTAGGAGAATAAAATGTTAAAACAATTAGTGAGTTTGTTCCTGCTTAAGACAGGACTAGTGAGTGGACATATTAAAAATCGCTTAGAAGAATATGTCGAGGGTGCGCGTGTTATTCTTTCAGATTGGAAGGATTATAATTGGAAAGTATGGTATAAAGAGATGCCATATTTCGATAAGAAGTTATTTGACTTCCAGAAATTTACTGATGGTAATTCATGGAAAGTTATCCAGTATCATATGGATAAGACCGCTAAATATGTTGTTGGTGATTACAATGTATTATTCAATCGTACTGGTAAAATTCGACATCTATTGGATATCTCTGCTGGTAACAATTTCCTAATCCTTTATAAAAAGGGTTGGGATTTACCATGCATTTGTATTCTTAGGAACACTCCGGGTGAAAGTAATAATGCTGAAATGTATAACCGTATGTTACATTTCTCATTGAATGGTAATACTAAGGAACTAGTTAAGCTTGTGAATATGTATTGCTCGGTATATCCTATGTTTTCAATGGCGCCATTGTCAGAAAAATCCCAGAGGGTATATACTTTTGGTGTTCAAGAGTACACTGAAGGAGTAATCAACGATGGTTTATACGTCAAAGAAAGTGAGGTAAAAGGTAATGATAAAGGGAATTTTATCATTCTTTAGCGGTTGGGAAGGCTCAGAATATGATGTGAAGGAGAGTGGGATTAAAACCCACCTCGAAAACTTCGCAAAGACTGAGTCATTCTCACCTGTATATTGTAGATGGGCAGATATTTACAACGGCATAATGCTGAAACATAATATTCAGGCCCCTAAATTGAACATTTTTGTGGGAACACGATATAATCTTATGCAGGATACTAAGAATGGAGGGTATTATCCATTCATTCTTATTTCTGAAAAGCCGACAGACCTACGTATGCTTATTTTCCAAAGCATCAAAGAACAACAACTGTTTTGTTTGGATATGCTTAGGAAGGATTTGAACTTCGACAAATATATGGCTAACTCAATTACTGAGGGTCGTATGAAGATGTTCAGGTTTAAACGTGATGATAACGGATATACTGGTCATCCAAGTATCAAAGCACGTTTAGCAACTTATCCTGAAAACCCTTTCTTAGATTGTTTATTTGGGAAGATTCCTTTCTCTGCACATAAGCCGGAAGGAACAGAACTGCATATTCACAACTTCTTCCTCTTGTCTACTATTAAAGAGGAGAATTACTTTAACTATGATATTCTACAAAAGCCTAAATGGATTGTACAATACGAAACAAAATTGAATGGAGAAGATTACAAATGAGATATTCACTAGACATCACACGAATTCCGGTCATCAAACCAGCTGACTTTGAAAAGCAAACAGAAGCTTTTAATGAATTATATGAACTTATGTCATGCGAACCAGAAGACCAAATGTTAGTTTGGTTGGACAGCATTTTACGTCATCTTTCTAATGGCGGAACAGTGACCGTGGCGGACTTACGAAGAACTGCTGGTCTTGAGGTAGAACCTCTTGATGAATTCTTTGGTTGGGGTAATTCTATTTCTCTACAACTCAAAGTTGAAGACCATACAATCAAATTCCCACTCATTCATTTGCGCCGCTTGACTCCTCCTATTTATCCTGAGGAAATCAATTGGACAGCATTTGATACTGTTCGTCGCGAAGGTAAGGTAATTGATAATTTTGATTACTACAACGAATTCATTTCGGATATTCAGAAAGTTCACAAACTATCAGACGAACAAACTCGACGTTTTATTGCTGGTGAACGATATTGGGAACCTGAAAGTGACCTGATTGAGGAGGTTAAATAGATGGGTACTGTTAGTAAGCAAAGAACCGGTATTGTTATTGAAGTTGAATACTATGATAAAAAATTCAACAATTTATTCTTTGACGTTGAAAACTGTGAAGTAGAAGAAGGATTTTTAGCAATTGAACATTACGTAGCGAATCGTAATGAAGAAGGAAAAATCATGCAATTGTGTACTTATACTGACTTAAAGAACGTTAAGGGATATAAAGTATTCGCTTCACTGGATGATTATAATGGATATTACGGTATTTATCCTAAACCAACCTTCCACGGCGATATTGTTCCTGAATGGGGTGTCGGTAAGAAATATAAGATTGAAGTTGAGTATCTGGATAAGGACAACAAACCAGATAGAATAGTAGTTACAAACGTAACTAACGCGTCTTATATTAAAGAAGCCGGGCTTGATATGCTGCAATTCGAATATCTTTTGAAAGATGGTCATACGTCTCATTGGGGCATTGGTTTGTCTAAACTTGTGAAATGGAAAGTTATTGAAGAAATGGAGTAAGTAAATGATTAAACATGTGAGAAATTTTGAGTATAAGGGGTATCGTTGTATGATTACTGAGGTATCATATCCGCAGACATTCATAGATTCTTTAAAATTTTTACCCGATATGGCTGGACGTCTTTCGTGGTACTGTGGGTATATTGAAATACCATTCTCTGAAGAAGAGAAATATAGAGATATTATTGACAGTATTATGCATGGTGGGATTACCGACGAGGTTAAATATAAAGACACCGTTCGACTAGGATTTGACTTGAACCATGTGGAGAGTCTTGATTATCCTAATACTGAAGAATTTGTTGAAAAGAACCTTCGAGCAGTTGCTGATTTTATTACGGGTAAGGAGATGAGGTAAAGTAATGGCAGAGCGAATTAATTCGTTTGGTATGGGGTTATTTAGAGGCGTTAATCATGGTATTAAACCTGATGAAGACTCTTTGTTGTTGAACAAACTAAATAATGACGGCTTTATTCTGCATTTATCAAATCCAATCATTATAGATCTTAAATACGTTAGCATTGATGACAATATTAAGACTTTAAGATTTGAAGATGTCACTTCAATTAACTGGTGGCCGGGTGTTGAATTCTGTGAAATAGAATATCGATCTGGTAGAGAGTCTGTTGTTATAGAAATTTTGAAAGCGGATGTTTTGGCTATTGATGAAATCATCAAGCCTACTCCGCTAACTGGGAAAAGTAGAAGGGTACAGTAAAATGAGTATTATTGATGTTATGGATATGGAGTATAAAGGTTTTGAAGGATCAATTAAAAAGATTGAATACTTCGAGTCTATGGAGAAATTTAATCAAGCTTATCCTAAGGGTAATGGTTTTGGGTATTAAAGGAGAAAGAAAATGACAAAAGTAAACAACAACACAATGCGTGAGCAATACGATGGACAATATTCTACATTTTGTAAGAAAAATAGCGACTATGGCAACTCATTTGAGGAGTCTTTGGACAAGCACGGAATAGTGGCTAGCATCGTCCGTATGGGCGACAAAATGAACCGCTTAGAAGCACTCACGGACGACTCTAGAACGCAGCAGGTGGGCTCTGAGAGCCTCCTAGACACCTTAGAAGACCTATCTAACTACGCTGCGATGACTGCGTGCTGGTTGAAGGGTGTTCGAGCCGAGGATGGTGATGAAGAGGTCACTCATGTATATACATTCGGTCAAGACGAACCATATATGACTTTCAAAAAGCCTAAAAAAGAAATTCCTGATGACGAAAACGTAGTTGACGCAATGCGATATGCAGCTGAGGATATGATGAATGACCCGATTATTCGTAAAAGAATTAATGAAGAAATCATTTCATACAGTCTTGATGCTATAATTGAATTGATGGTTGATGATATTAAACGTCAGCGTGACCCTAAGGTTAAATTGGACGAAAGATATTTCAATACACGTGCGGATTTGCATAGCTACGAACGTCAATTGATTATTGAAGGTGTAGCTGAAGAATTAGACTCTCAAATTGATAAAGAATTGGAAAAGTTTAAAGCGCAATTCATGGAAAGTCTTGAGAGTAATGCAAATAGTATTAGTATTAAGCAACAAGCGGAAATTCGTCTTATTTCTAACGCGATGAAAGGTATCATGTCGGTACTTATTCCAAATGTTTTAGCTCAAAGAAATCCAAAGTATGATGTGAATGCAAAATTAACTCAAGCGAACAAACGTAATGAGTGTTATAAGGAAATCGCGAGTCTTATTTTAAGCACTCCCTGGTTATCATTCGATGGTTTTTCAGGATATGTAGATACTTTTCGTGAGTTGATGCCTGATGAAAAGAAAATGATTAAAGAAGGCGTAGCTACTGAAATTTATTCGCAAACTGACAAAAATCCCGGGGGTGACGAAGAGTCTGAATTTCGGTCCAAAAAGTTCAATATTCCGACGGAAGAAATTAGTACAGAAAACCTTACTTTCAAACCACAAAAAGAAGATAAGAACTATCGAGGTGAGGATAATGAATAAACCTAAAATCTTGGTTATAGTTGTCGACAAACGTACACTTCAGGAATATATCTATAAAGAAGTTCAGAATTTCGAGTTGGTATATGCTGAGAGTCAAGTCGTGGAATTTATTGTTACTGATAAGGACTTGGCTCGTCATCATTTTCCAAAAGAACATTACTATTATGATTTGTATAAGGAACAACTTGTGCATATCGATAGTTTTGATTTCAATGAAATTAAAAAAGAATATGCCGACTACATAGAGCGACTTCTTAAATCAGATAGCCCATGTGTTGTAACACCTAGGGAAAGAGCCTTGTTGGAGGATATAAATGAGTAAACATCTTAAAATGCATAACGGATATTCTGGAGAAATTCGACTAGGGAAACTTGGATATACAAAAGTAAACCGAGATGGCTCTACTGTTCATTTCGTTGATGAATCAACTTGGAAAAATATAAAAGAACAATTGGGACTAACGGAAGAAACTGTAAAAGGTAATCCTATGTACGAAGTTATTGGTCGCTTCAAAAATGTCCCACCACACTTTAGACCAGAAAATAAACTACAGGAGAAACAAAATGACAATTAATTTAGAAACATCACTAGCTTGGATGAAAAACCGTGAAGGAGCGGTATATTACAGTATGGACCACCGGGATGGTCCTGATGGATACGACTGTTCATCATCTATTTACTACGCTCTACGCTCAGGCGGAGCAGTATCTGCTGGTTGGGCAGTAAACACTGAATACGAGCACCAATGGTTGCTTGACAATGGATTTGAGCTTATTGCTGAGAACACACCTTGGGATGCTCAACGTGGGGATATTTTCATCTGGGGACGTAAAGGATATTCTTCAGGTGCTGGTGGACACACTGGTATCTTTGTGGATAGTGACCGTATCATCCACTGTAACTGGGCATACAACGGCATTAGTGTAAATGACCACGACGAACGTTGGGTATATGCTGGTAAGCCATATTATTACATCTATCGTTACACAGGAGCTAGCGAAGCGCAGCCAGTTGAACCAGGTTGGAAGAAAAATAACACCGGATGGTGGTATGTTCGTCAAAACGGGTCATATCCAACAAGCCGCTTCGAATACATCCAAGACAACAAGTCATGGTTCTACTTCGACAAAGACGGATATATGTATGCTGACCGCTGGTTGAAACACTCTGATGGTAAGTGGTATTGGTTTAACGCCAAAGGATATATGGCTACTTCTTGGGTCAAGATTGGTGGTAAATGGTTCTACTTCGATAAGGATGGAGCAATGAAGACCGGTTGGGTATCATATTATGACAACTGGTATTACCTCGACCCTAAAGACGGTGATATGAAGTCTGACTGCTTCATTAAATATAACGATGGTTGGTATAAACTTCTTCCAGATGGTAAGCTTGACAAACAGCCTGCATTCAAGGTTGAACCAGATGGATTTATTACCACGGAGCCTCTTACTACTCAAGAACCTCCTAAAGAAAAGGACACTAAGTAATAATTATGAAGAAAAATACAAATTCGCCAGTAGTGCTAGACGCGTTTGACGCAAAGTATATTAAAGATGTGGACGGGATTATAACTGGCTGGAAGCTTGTATTATCTCGTAATCCTATATTATCTACCTTATATGGGGAGATTGTCCGAGTTAAAATTGATGGTTTTGAGTACCTTGCAAGGGTTGCAAACAGCTATCAAACGGATAATTCTTTGGTAAATCGGGTGGAATTACGATGGATTAAACGTTCTAAATAGGTATATTTCTATGGTTTTGAAGGGTATTTTGTTGAGAAAATCGGCAGAAAACTTGATAAAAACTTGGAGGGACTGTAGGAATTTGCATTGATATTGTAGGAAAATTGGTCAAAAATGGCTAATTTTGGTTAAAAACTATCCCCCAAAAAATCTGAGGAAATTTGGGGGATTTCTTGGTGACCTATAATATTGATGTAAAAATTAGAAAAAAGGGTGTAGATTTTTTAAAAATCCCCTATTTTTACCCCAAAAACGGCCCCTTTTCCTATTGTATACTGGGATGAGTTGAAAATGAACTTGTATATATATACAATGGGAGATAGGGCCAAAATGGGGTAGAAAAAGGTGATGGTAGAAATGGAGGTATATTAGTGGATTTTTTAGACGTATCTATCAAAAAGTTCACATCAAACAACCGAACGGTAGATTATGAGGTATCACCAGACTTTATTTTTGGAGATACTAAGGATTTAGTTGTTAAAGGCTCCAAATTCTATGCGTATTGGAATGGTTCTTATTGGGATACCCAACAGAAGAACTTATTTTACGATATTGACACTTTACTTTGGCGTAGAGCTAAAGAACTGGAAGATGGTAGACCTGGGTTACGAATTGATGTAAAAGAAATTCGAAGAGCATCGGTTGGTAAGTTCAGGTTATTTCAAGATTTCTGTAAGGCTTGTGAGTCTGGCGATATTTCTTTCAACCAAAAGATATTGTTCTCTGACCACAAGATGAAGCGACACGACTATGCGACTACTCAATTAAATTATACGCCTACCGAAGGAGAAGCTCCCGCCTTTACCGAATTGGTTGGAACTTTGTATATGCCACAAGAACTCGACAAGATATTGTGGTTTATGGGTGCGTTATTAACGAACAACATGTACAAGATTGAAAAATTCATGTATTTGTATGGTTCGAAAGGTAGTGGTAAAGGAACTGTCCTAAAGATATTTAAAATGTTATTCCAAGATTACTGTGCCCCTATCGACTTGAAACTGCTCACAAGCAATGACCAGTTTGCAACAGGACAAGTTCAAGAGGTTCCATTGTTAATCGATGAGGATACCGATATCAGTCATATTCAAAACGATACCCCGTTATTGAAATTGACGAGTCATGAAATTATTCAGGTCAATAAGAAATTTAAGGAACCTTATTCTGTCGTTTTTAATGGATTGTTAATTACAGCATCAAACCAACGTTATAAAGTTCGTAATGTTGACTCGGGTATTACTCGACGAGCCGTTGTTGTAAATCCTAGCGGACAGAAAGTTAGTCATACGAAATATAATCAATTGATGGCTCAAATAAAATTTGAGTTGCCTTATATTGCTCAGATGGCGATTAATCGTTTTGAGGAATTAGGGTTTGATTATTTCGATGAATATTTCGATATTGAGATGGCTGAACAAACAGACCATATCTTCGACTTTATTCGTTCCAATGCAATTTATATGCAGGATGGAATTAGTCTTCGACAACTCGGAGAACTGTATCGTGAATATTTGGAAGAAATGGGTTGGAAGACAGATGGTTATAAAGCAGTTATCAAGCGAGAAGCCTTGCGTTATTTTGATACTATGGTCAAAGATAGTGCTATAGATGGTACTCGTGTTAAGAATTATTTCAAAGGATTTAGATGGAACGTTGCATTTCCTGAAGGACTTGTCAGTACAACTAATCCAGACGAAATGATTGTTCCTGATAATTGGTTGAAGTTCAACTATAACAATAGAGTATTTAATAGACTTGCTGCGGATTATCCTGCACAGCTAGCGCAAAGAAATGGAAATCCCATGATGAAATGGGATGATGTGCGTACAACTTTAAAAGATATTCATACGGACAAATTACATTGGGTTAAAGTTCCGTTGAATCATATTGTGATTGATTTCGATTTGAAAGATGAGAACGGCGAGAAGAACCTCGATTTAAATATCGAAGCCGCATCTAAGTTCCCACCAACATATGCCGAGGTATCTAAATCCGGACAAGGAATTCATTTGCATTATATCTATGATGGTAATGTCAATGAGTTAGATAATTTGGTAGATGAGCATATTGAAATTAAAGTATATAAAGGCAATGCCTCTCTGAGACGAATTGATAAAGGTTCAAATAATCTTCAACCATCTCATATTTCATCGGGCTTGCCGTTGAAAGAGAGAAAGGCTAAGATGTACGAAGAGGTAAAAGAAATAACATACACGGAGAAGACACTCCGTAAATTTGTTAAACGACAGTTAGGTCTTATTGAGGGTGAGAAACCAAGTCACCCAAATACAAAACCAACAATTGATTGGATTGCGGACCAAATTCAGAAAGCATATGACATGGGTCTAGAATATGACTTGACGGATTTGAAGCATGATGTATTTTTAAGAGCGCTGCGTTCAACCAACAACCGTGATTATTGTTTGGCTGTGTTTCAGAAAATCCCATGGTCGTCTATTAGAGATGACGATGGAGCAACTGAAGCTAAGCTGACAAACTTCACAAAGATATATCCAAAAGAAGAATTAGTGTTCTTCGATATTGAGGTGTATCCAAACTTATTTGTTGTCGTGTGGAAGAAATATGGCGAAGACGAATTTGTAAAATGGGTTAATCCAACTCCCGACCAAATCGAATACTTGCTATCATTTCCTCTAGTTGGTTTCAACAACCGACGATACGACAATCATATTCTCTATGCACGACTGCTCGGATGTGACAATTTAGAATTGTTCCGTCAGTCATACAGAATTGTCAACGAAAAAAATGCGAAGAGTGGAATGTATGCGGCTGCTTACGAATTAAGCTACACCGATATTTATGAGTACTCTCAGAAGAAACAATCCCTCAAGCGTTGGGAAGTTGACTTAGGAATTAAACACGTCGAAATGGAAATCCCTTGGGACCAACCTGTTCCTGACGAATTAGTTCCTGTCGTTGTTGACTACTGTGTTAATGACGTTGATGCAACCGAGAAATTATTCGACGCTATATATGCTGACTATGTTGCGCGTGAAATTCTAGCAACCATTTCCAAAGGTTCGATGAATGCAACAAACAATCAGCTCACTGCTAAATTTATCTTTGGTGACGACCCTAAACCACAAGACAAATTTAATTACGTTAAACTTGACACAATCTTCCCCGGATACAAATATGAGTTTGGTAAGTCATATTACCGTGGCTTTGAAACAGGTGAAGGTGGATTTGTGTATGCAGAACCTGGAGTGTACAAAAATATCGCTCTGCTTGACGTAGAGTCTATGCACCCGAACTCTCTGGTGAATATGAACTACTTCGGTCCATACACACAAAGATATGCGGACTTACTTAAAGTTCGTGTATTGCTCAAACATAATAAGATTGACGAAGTTAAACAGATGTTTGATGGAGTATTGGCGCCGTTCTTGGATAATCCAGAATATCACAAACCTTTGGTAACTGCGTTGAAGATTGTAATTAACTCCGTATATGGAATGACCTCTGCTAAATTTGATAACAAGTTCAAACACCCAGACAATATTGACAACATCGTTGCGAAACGTGGAGCTCTATTTATGGTCGACTTGAAATTTGCTGTTGAAGAGCAAGGATATAAAGTTTGTCATATTAAGACGGACTCTGTTAAAATCCCAGATGCTGATGATAAGATTATTCAATTCGTTATGGACTTCGGTAAGCAAGCCAAATATAACTACAAGTTCGAACACGAACATACTTACAAACGTATGGCGCTTATTAACAACGCTGTGTATATTGCTCAGCTTGAAGATGATGAGTGGTCACCAACTGGAGCAGAGTATGCAAATACATATTTGTTGAAACGCGTATGGACTAAAGAGGAATTAGTCGATAGAGATTTCTTTATCACTAAACAATCGAAAGGTCATATTTATCTTGGTGATGAATTCGTCGGTAAGGTTGGTTCTATTTATGCTTCCAAGTCTGGAAAAGAATGCATGTGGACTGAAGATAACGAAAACTTTAAATCTATTGCGGGAACGAAAGGATATCTGTTTAAACAAACTTCAGAATTTGATTATGAAGATGTTGATTTCTCTTACTACGATAAGATTGCTGTCGATGGACTTAAGAAAATTATCAAGGTTGGGGATATTACTCAAATCGTTGACGACATGCCTAAGGACTATGCAGATGCTCTTGAGCTTCAAGATAAATATCCTAACGCACAATCAATTTCTATCAATCACGGAACTCTCAAAGTCAAGAAACCTGAGACCACGTGATTGGATTTCCTCGCGGGTTAATTTTGGGATTCGCAGGATTTACATGGCACATAATAGAGAGAAAGAACAAAATTCTGCTGATTTGTTCTTCTCTTTTTCTTTTTGAAAAATAATGTCAGACTTAGTCATTTAGAAAGGACAATACTATGACAACTATTTCACAAATTTCAAATTCTCAAATCATCCTTGAGGATGTTCAATTCTTATTCGCTCGCAACTTCAGTGGGCGTCAAGAAAAATACAATCGCGCAGGCGACCGTTATTTTAACGTTAAGGTAAATCCAGAAGATGTAGAACTTCTACAACAATATGGTGTCAATATTAAATTATATGAGCCTAAGAATATCTCAGACGAGATGGCAGAGAAGATGGCTGAAAATCCAGACATGTTTGAACCATCATATTTCTTCAAGGTTCGTGTATACATTCAATTCGGTATGCCAAGCATTGCTATTATTTATGATAATGGCGACACTCCTATCGATGAAGACATCGCACCAACTGACCGTGCATTTTTAAATGACGAAAGTCAATTGGCTATGTTGGATGATATGGAAATCGCCTTGTGCGATATGACTATCGCTCGACGAGACCCAAGTCCAGATGGACAATATGCTCGTCTTAACTTGAAGAATGCTTATATTCGTGTAGTGGACAATCCACTTCGTCGTAAGTATGGATTCTAAAATTGAATTATACGACTATCAACGGCGGGCGGTTGATAGATTGCATAATGGTTCTGTATTGTGCGGGAAGGTCGGTTCGGGTAAATCCTTGACCGGCCTATTTTATTATATGGAAAACCATCGTGATTTACCACTTTATATTATTACAGTTGCTAAGAAGCGTAATGATAAAGAGTGGCATCATGACCTAGAAATGCTCGGCATTGAAGGGACCGTTGACTCGTGGAATAACATTACAAAGTATCTAAATGTTAAAGATGCTTTCTTTTTATTTGATGAGCAACGAGCTATTGGATATGGTTCATGGGGTACATCTTTTATTAAGATTGCCCGTAAAAATAAATGGATTATGTTAACAGCGACACCCGGAGATGTTTGGATGGATTGGATGTGTATATTCTTAGCAAACAATTTCTACAGAAACAAAACTGAATTTGTAGATAGACATGTCGAATACAATCCATATTCTAAGTTCCCTCAGATTAAACGATATCATGAGGTGGACAGACTAGAACGGTTGAGACGTCATTTAGCTGTACCTATGGCTGATTTTCGAATAACCAAAACCCATAGACAATATATTAATACTGCTTTCGATAAAGAATTGTATAAGCAAGTCATTGATACAAGGTTTAATCCATTTACCGAGACTCCGATAATGAATGCTTCGGAATTTACTCAAGTTCTTCGTAGGATAATTAACACAAGCCCACGTAGAATAGCAAATGCTAAACAACAAATCATGACTCGCGATAGAATTATTGTCTTTTACAACTATACCTACGAACTCGACATATTGAAAGATATTTGTCGAGATTTGAATAGGGTATATTATCAATGGAACGGTCAGAAACATGAACCTATACCCGATGCTGCTGAGTGGGTATATTTAGTTCAGTACACGGCCGGAGCCGAGGGATGGAACTGTATAACTACTGATACGATTTTGTTTTATTCACTGAATTATTCCTATCGCGTTATGGAACAATCCGAAGGCCGAATTAACAGGGTCAATACCTCCTTTAATGATTTATTTTATCTCTATCTTAAATCCCCGGCTTCCATCGATGATGCTATCGAACGCTCAATTCGTAGCAAAGCAAAATTCAATGAAAGGAACTGGATTGATAAAGAATGTCCAAACTTGAAAGAGATTTTCAACGAACCTTAATTCAGGATATCCACAAACGAATGCCTGATGCTATTGTTAAGAAAAATGATTCTGGTCACATTCAAGGTATTCCAGATTTATCTGTGGACATCGGTCCATATTCTTATCATTTAGAAGTTAAGCGTAGCGCCAACGCTCCATACAGACCTAATCAAGAATATTACTTAGACAAGTATAATTCAATGGGTGGATGGGCTCGCACTATATATCCAGAGAATAAGGAGGAAGTTCTCAATGAAATGGAACAGACATCCCGAATTCGAAGGTAAACATTCATTTCTTAGTGCTAGTCAATGTCATTGGCTTAAATATACTCCTGAGAAATTAGTAGACCGCTTTGAAAATGAAAAAGCTAAACAACGTGGAACTGAACTTCATGAGTTTGCTAGTCATGCTATTCAACATAGAATAAGATTATTGCCTGGTCACACTCATCCAGCAGTTGCTAATTTTGTTAACGATGCAATTGGTTATCATATGGATAGTGAAGTATTGTTATATTACTCTCCTTATGCATTTGGTACAGCTGATGCAATTAGATATGATGGTCCAAAGAAAGATAATCCTCGTGGATTTCTTAGGATACACGATTTAAAGACTGGTGTAACCAAACCTAAGATGGAACAATTGCTTGTGTACGCTGCATATTTCTGTTTGGAATACGGTGTTGCTCCTGAGAAAACGGACTTTGAGCTTCGTATTTATCAAGGAGAGAACATTGAAACATTTATTCCAGAAGCAGAAGATGTTTATGATGTTTATCATACAATAAAAGAATTTTCTGGGATTTTAGAAAACAAACCTAGATAGAAAGGACCATATTCCCAATGAATTTAGAAGAAGCTTATGAGGATATTATCCTACATAAAGGTACTCCTCACCAAGGGAATATACCACACAGTGGACGATATGCGTGGGGTTCTGGTGAGAATTCTTATCAAAGGGCTACATCGTGGTCCGATACTGTCGCCAAATATCGTAAGACTGGTTTAAGCGATACTCAAATTGCTACCAAACTAGGACTTACTACTAGTGAATTTCGTGCAAGAAATACGATTGCTAACCAAACCATTCGTCTTAGAAATCAATCTATGATTATGGAACTTCATGAAAAAGGATTAGGTCCTACTGAGATTTCTCGTCAGACTGGTATTCCTGAGTCATCTGTTCGTATGAATTTAAATGAACAAGTTCGTAATAATGTAAATCGTATGGAACGTGTTAAGGATGACCTTAAAGCTCTTATTAAGGAAAACCCATATTTGGACGTAGGACTTGGTTCTGCACAACAATTAGGTATCAAGGAAAATACTCTTAAACGTGCCGTTCAACAATTAGAAGCAGAAGGTTATCATATGCACAAAGTATATGTTAAGAATGCTACTAATGACGACCACTGGGTAGAAATGAAAGTTCTTACCAAAGAGGCTAATCCCGATGTTGTTCGTGCACACAAGCATGAAATTACTCCTCCTAATTTATATAAAGATGAAGATGGCAAAACTAAATTAGGTTTGAAACCAATTCAACATATTGATTGGAAACGCGTTAATATTCGATACGACGAGCAAGGTGGTACCGATAAAGATGGAGTTATGGAACTTCGTCCAGGTGTCAAAGATTTAGACCTTGGTGGCTCTAGATATGCTCAGGTTCGTATTGGTGTAGGTGGAACTCATTATCTTAAAGGTATGGCTGTTTATGGAGACCCTAAAGATTTTCCTAAAGGTGTCGATGTTATTTTCAACACCAACAAGAAACAAGGAACTCCTAAAGAAGATGTTCTTAAACCTTTAAAAGATGACCCTGATAATCCATTCGGTGCTCAAATTAAAGCGAATGGACAAAAGGGTGCTATAAATAAAGTTAATGAGGAAGGTGACTGGGGAACTTGGTCTAAGACCTTATCTTCTCAGTTTGTTTCTAAACAACCACCTGCTCTTGTTAAAGGTCGTATTCAAACTACGTATGAAAAATTACAAAAAGAGTTTGATGAAATTAATAATTTGACAAACCCAGTTATTAAGAAAGCACTCATGCAAGATTTTGCTGATGGATTGACAACAAAACGTCATAATCTTAAATTAACTGGCTTCGACAGAATGAAAGGTCAAGTTATTTTACCATTGTCTGGTATCAAAGCTAACGAAATATATGCTCCTAACTTTAAGAATGGAGAAAAAGTAGTTCTCGTTCGATATCCTCATGGTGGTATTTTCGAATTGCCTGAATTGACAGTTAATAATAAGCTTGAAAAAGGTCCTGCTAAATTTATGAAGGGTGCGAAAGATGCCGTTGGTATCGACTCATCTGTCGCTTCTAAATTATCTGGTGCCGATTTCGATGGTGACACTGTAATGGTTATTCCTAATAATAAAAACGGAATCGCAACTAGTCGTTCATTGAAAGAGCTTAAGAATTTTGATACTAAGCAGTATTATTCTGAGAACAAACAATTATTAACTCGTGACTCAAAAGGTAATTGGACTATGAAACAACGCCAAATGGGCGAAGTATCAAACCTTATTACTGACATGACTCTTAAAGGTGCTAGTCAATCTGAAATAGCTAGAGCAGTTAAACATTCAATGGTAGTTATTGATGCTGAAAAACATAATTTAGATTATTTACGTTCTGAAAGAGAGAACCGTATTCCTGAATTACGTAAAGCATATCAGCAACACCATAATGTTATTACTGGTAAAATAGAAGGTGGAGCTTCTACTCTTATTTCAAGGTCCAAGACTGAACATCGAACCTTAGAATACTGGGAACATCACCGTACACCAGAAGAACTAGCTGCCAATCCTAAACTTAAACCAACAATCAAGAAGTCTAGAACTATTGCTACAGACCATGTTGTGGAAATGGTTAAAGATGCTAAGACCCTTGGTTCAGGCACCCCTATCGAAAATATGTATGGCGATTATATCAACGCTCTTGGTAAGATGCGTGATAAAGCTAACGCTGTTGTTAGTACAACGCCAAACATGACCATGTCTAAAGAGGCTAAACTACAGTACAAGTCTCAAGTTGAGTCTCTACAGAACAAACTAAACATTGCTTTAGCTAACTCTCCTAGAGAACGTCAAGCACAGCTCATTGCAAACAAGGTAATTGCTGAGAAACGTGACCCTGGCATGCAGAAAGACCAGCTCAAGAAGCTTAAACAACAGGCTATTGCCGCTGCTCGTGTACGTACTGGTGCTGACGGCGCGTCTTCTAGGATTACTATTGAGCCTGATGAATGGAAAGCTATTCAGTCTGGTGCTGTGAGTACTAAGATGCTTAATGACATCATACGCTTCTCAGACTCAGATAGGCTTAAGCAGTTAGCTACTCCTAAGAAGGAAGACTCTATCAGTCTATCTACAGCTAACAGAGCTAAAGGTATGCTTAAGAACGGTAGAACGTACGCTGAAGTAGCAGAAGCTTTAGGCGTTAGTGTGTCTACTGTACAGAACCTAGTCTAGAAAGGAGAACTCTATGGATGAACTAGATTACGTTAAAGAGACGTCGGTCGTTGATACTATGCTAACAACGTTTGACAACCCTTACAATCCTTTCGACGACTATGATGCTTGGTCTCGTTGGGACACTGAACATGGCTACAACACACCAGAACTCTTAGCTGAAGTCATTGGTAACACTGATGATGCGTTAGATGAAGTTGAGATTGCTCAACGCCATGCCACTGCCATTAATTACATCATTGATGATGGACCAGTTGCTGATGTTTGGACTGTGTGTAAGCCTACAACACCAACACCTATTCGTCTACCAACAAATACACAGGAGACATAACTGCAGACCCATAGGGGGAGGGTCCGCAGAGAAACCCCACCCCCCTGCATCGCCCTACCACCCTAAAATATCCCCGGAGTAGGTTAAAACTCAGATTCTGGGATATCGAAGTGGGGTATAAGTATACGGAAAGGAGGCAAACCATGTCCCAAGAGATTGCAGAACACGTTCAAGCTCTTATACATTGGTTCTTTTCTCCTGAAGTTCTTTCTCAAATAGGTGTTTACATTGGTGTAGGTGCATCAATTGTGGGTTTCGGCTCACGAGTATTCAAACGACTATGGCATAACCTAGAAAAGAAACAAAACGAAGAGATTGCTGGAATTAAAAACTCTTTGCATGCTTTAACTGTTAGCTTTCAAGAAATGCAACAGACACAAGAACGAGATTTCCTCCGTCTACAAATAGTCACAGGAATACAATCCCAACGATTATCTGTTTCCGAAATACTGTCGTTATACGATTCTTACGTTAATAAGGGTGGAAACTCATATATAACAAGATTAGTTAATGACTATATTGAAGAACAAAAAAATAAGGAGAATACTAAATGACAGTTGATAAAATTATTAACATTGTAACTTTGATTGTTTTTGTTGCGCCGATCGTTCTTGAATTGGTTAAGTATCTAGGTGCCGCTACACACAATAAATCTGTAACAACACTTGCTGAACGAGCAATGATTATTGTGTCCGCGCTAGATAATATGCTGATGCCTAATACTGAGAAGAAACGAGAAGCGTTAGATAAACTTTTGAGTTTCGCTAAAGAGACTAAGGTTAACTTAACTGCTGCTCAAGCCGAAGATTATATCGAACATGCTGTTCGTGTACTTCGTGAGCTTCAGGAGAAACCGGAGGTAGTTGAAGATGCCTCGGAAGAAAAATAAAGACGACTATTTAATTCGTCAAGCATTTACCCCAGAAGGGAGAATGCAACAATTAACGAAGCAAGCATTTGATTTGGCGGAAAGACAGTTACAAGATGGAACTATTGCACCAAGCACATTAAATGCCTTACTTCGTTATGGTACAATCGAAAATGAAATCCAGTTGGAAAACTTAAAAGCTAAGAAGAAACTCAATGAATCTAAAATCAGTTTGATTGATAGTGAAGTAAAAGGAAAAGGAGATAGCGAAGCAGTAATAGCTGCAATTCGTGGTTATGCTCCGTCCGAATCCTTATGACATTATTAACAACTGATAGAACGATTCTACAAGATTTGAGTTATTCAAAGCTTATAACATTTGATTCATTTGGAGATAGGTTGAATTATTTGTCCCTAATAAACAGAGGATACAAATCACCTCGAGAGATATCTAATAGATTCTATCGAAGCAAACTTTGGCGAGAACTTAGAGATTATGTTATCGCTAGAGACATGGGTTATGACTTAGGAGTTCCCGGAGTTAATATTGATGGACGAGTATTGGTTCATCATATGATTCCTGTAACCGAAGAAGATTTATTAGAATGGAATGAGGATATTCTTCTCAATCCGGATTTGCTAATAACTACTTCATACGAAACTCACGCTATAATCCACTACAAGAAAGTTTATCCCGAATCGAATTATACTGAAAGAACACCTGGAGACACTAAATTATGGTGAGGTGGATATGACAATTCTAAAAGACGTAAAGTCTGTTTTAGATTTTGCTTCGGAAGAAGACGACGGGTTTGATTCAAGATTAATTATGGAGTTAGAAGGTATCTTTGGTGAATTGTCTCAATTAACACAACTTAACAAAGACTTTGTTATAGACAACGATTCAAATTGGGAACAATTATTAAATACCACTGACACTCACTTACTTCGATTGGTCAAGCAGTATGTTTATCTTAACATAAGAATTAAATTCGACCCTCCTGCCGGGAGTGTACTTACTTCCCTAGAAAAATCTATTCAATCTACTGCTCATCGTATAATCATCCAAAAGGAGGATTTTAATGAGCCTAAATGATGAAAAACTTATTGCTGTTGTTTCGGATCTAGATACTATTGAACACCACGGTGTTAAAGGTATGAAATGGGGATTCCGAAAACTTAGAAATCGATATGATTCTCACAATAAAATTAAAAAGGCTAATAAAGCTGCAAATAGTAAATGGAGTAAAAAGTATAACAATCGACATGTTATGACTGACAAAGATCTTCGAAATGCAACTAATCGATTACGCATGGAGAATGATTTCGCAGAGCAAATCCAAAGAGCAAACAAAATCAATAAGACTAATAGTGGACCTACTGTTAAAGGTACTCTTAAGAAAGCTGCTGGTTTTGTTGTTCCTACAGTCGCTGGTGTAGCTCTTAAGACTGTCGCTAATGACTTTATGAAGAACAAACCTAAGGATTATGCTCCTTTAACAACACAACTTGTTAAAGTAATTAAGAAATAGGAGATAACGTTTTGGTATTATCCAATAAAGCTTATCCGGAAGAATACATGAAGTTCAAAGAAGCAGTTCTTAGAGGTGAGATTCCGGTAAATCGAATGGTGTCTCTGGAAATGAACCGTATTGACTTCTTAATTGAGTCACCGGATTATTACTATGATAATCAAGCGATTGAAGGCTTTGTTAGATTTTGCGAAAATGAAATGACTCTAACAGACGGTAGTGACGTCACGCTATTACCGTCCTTTAAATTATGGGCCGAGTGCGCCCTCGCTTGGTTTTACATTTCCGAGGACAAGGTTTACAATCCTAAACTCGGTAAATGGGAAATAAAAACAAAATTTAAGCGACTCACGACCAAACAGTATCTTATTGTCGGACGTGGTGCCGCTAAATCTCTATACTCAACATACATGCAGGCATACATGTTGTTGATTGACACGTCTACAACCCATCAGGTAGTTGCAGCTCCAACTATGAAGCAAGCTGAGGAAATTATGGGTCCATTTAGAACTGCTTTAAGTAGAGCTAAAGGTCCGTTGATTCAATACATGGTTCAAGGGTCTAAAATGACCGGTAATCTCACTCAGAAACAATTGTTGGCATCTACTAAGAAGGGTGTTGAAAATTTTGCCACGAATAGTCTCTTAGAAATAAGACCTATGTCTGTTGATAAGCTACAAGGTTTAAGATGTAAATATGCTTCCGTAGACGAATGGCTATCTGGGGAAGTTAGAGAAGATGTAATTGGTGCAATCGAACAAGGTGCATCCAAGAATGACAACTATCTCATAATCGCTACATCTTCCGAAGGAACTGCTCGTGACGGTGTCGGGGACACTATCAAGATGGAGTTGGTAGACATATTGGAAGGCCGATATTTCAATCCACATGTGTCTATCTGGTACTATAGACTCGACGACGTTAGAGAAGTGGCTTATCCAGAACTATGGATGAAAGCCAATCCCAATTTGGGAGCTACAGTTTCTTACGAAACTTATCGAAACGAAGTAGAACGTGCTGAGAATCAGCCTGCTACAAGAGCTGATACCCTTGCTAAACGTTTTGGTATCCCTGTTGAGGGGTATACATATTTCTTTGTGTATGAAGAAACTATACCTCATAGACCACAAAACTTCGATGGCCTAGAATGTACATTAGGAGCCGACTTGTCACAAGGGGATGACTTCTGTGCATTTACATTCTTATTCCCTCTTGGTAGGGGCAGGTTTGGTATAAAAACTAGGTCATATGTTTGCGAATCTAAACTTAAGAAACTAACTTCCGCAATGAGAAATCGTTACGACGAATTAATTGCTGAAGGAACTCTTATTGTTATGGACGGGGTAGTCTTAGACATGAACCGAGTCTATGATGACTTGACAGCAATGATTTACGAACATAAGTATGTTGTTTATGCTTTCGGTTATGACCCGTATAACGCTCGAGAATTCGTTGAACGATGGGTTCGAGACAATGGAGAATACGGTGTTGAGAAAGTAATACAAGGTGCCAAAACAGAATCTGTACCTATGGGAGAACTTAAAAACTTGGCTACAGAACGTCTTCTTATTTTCGATGAAGAACTTATGAAATTCGCTATGGGTAATGCTATAGCGATTCAGGACAACAACGGTAACTACAAACTATCTAAACGTCGTGCTGACGAAAAGATTGATAACGTTGCCGCGCTTATTGACGCATGGGTTGCGTATAAACGTAATCTAGACTTATTCGGATAGAAAGGCTGAAACACTATGAGTATGTTTACTGATGGTTTACAACATGCCTGGTCTATGTTTAACCGAAATGACACAACATCATTAACCGAAACACAACCTGTGTTTCAACTATCAACTGAACCTAGAGCACTTAATCCTAACAATTCGATTCCGTCAAGAACATACGCTAGAGCATCTATCTCTTCAATGATCTTTAACCGAATCGCTATGGACGCTAGTGCGGTTAAGTTTCAACACGTTAAATTGGCTGAAGACAAAGAGAATCAGACAGTTCAGTACGGGTCTTCATTACAACGATTATTTGAAGTCGAAATGAATATCGACCAGTCTGCTACAGATTTCTTTCATGATTTAGTATATTCTCTATTTGATGAAGGGGTCGTTGCTGCTGTTCCAATTGAAGCAACTTTAGACCCGACTCAATCTGACTCCTATGATATTAAGTCGATGCGTGTTGGTAAAATCATGGAATGGTATCCAACAAAAGTTCGTGTAAAAATTTATAACGAACATAAGGGGGATTTCTCAGAGGTTACAGTACCTAAGAAGATGTGTGCGATTATTGAAAATCCACTAGCAAATATTTTAGGTAATGATAACCCAACTATGAACCGCCTAATTCAAAAATTGTCTATCCTGGACAAACAAGATATTGATGCGGTTGCTAATAAATGGAACATGATTCTTCAACTTCCTGTCCCTGTCAGAAACGACATAAAGAGAAAAGAAGCTGATGCACGTGTGAAAGATATTGAGAAACAACTTCAAGATTCTAATTTGGGTATTGCATATATTACTGCTGATGAAAAGATTACTCAGTTAAACAGACAAATCAATTCCAATCTTATGGATGAGATTAAGTATTTGACTGATGAATTGTTAAGCCAAATCGGTTTGACTAAAGCAGTATTTGATGGAACCGCTAATGCGGAACAAATGCAAAACTATTATACAAGAACAATTGATCCAATTGTGACGCGAATTCAAGAAGAATTTCAACGAAAATTCATAACCAAGACTGGTTATACCCAAGGCCATCGTATTGTTACTTATAGTGACCCATTTAAATTGGTTCCTACAAGTCAACTTGCTACGATTGGCGATGCTTTGCTTCGTAACCGAATTCTTACTTCTAATGAATTCCGTGCAGTCATCGGATACGGTCCTATTGCCGACCCTATGGCTGACCAATTGTATAATCCAAATATCTCTGACGCTCGTCAAGATGTATCTATTCCTGGGTCTGTCGGGTCCCCTGAAGGTCAATATGATGAATACGCTCAATACCCCCAAGATGGAGAGTATTCTGAAGAGGACTTTCAAAATGGCGGCAAATAATGATGGAGGAAATGTCGTATAATGGATAAACATCCCAAGTATGATTTCGCGGGTTATGTAACTCGTAACGACACTCGTTGTACAGACGGTGTTATTATTCGACATGGTGCTTTCAAAGATAACAATGGACAAAAAGTTCCTTTGGTATGGTCGCATGACCATAGTACACCAGAGAACGTTATTGGTCATGTTATGTTGCATCATGCCAACGATGGCGTTTACGGCGAAGGATATTTCAACAATACTCCAAAAGCTCAAAGCGCCAAAGAACTCGTACAACATGGTGATATCTGGTCAATGTCTATTGGGGCAAATCGTATCAAACGTACGCCACAAAATGACGTTATCCATGGTAATATCTATGAAGTATCTCTTGTAGTCGCCGGAGCCAATCCAGGCGCTGTTATTACGGAAGTGTTACAGCACTCCGATAATCCTAATGAAGGGGAAACTATTATAATGGAAACTAACAATATTGTACATAAAGCAAACGATGTATTGCTTGGACAAGAACGTATTAGCCTCTTCGACCGTATTCGACACGCGGACGAAGGTGAAGCTACTGATATCATGGATGGAGTTCTTGGAACTCTTGACGAAGATCAACAAGAAGCAGTCGCTATTCTTACTGAAGCTGCTGTAAACGAAGCTTTGGAACAACATGAAGCTGCAATCGCAGAAGACTTTGAAGCCGCTGTAGATGAACGTGTTGGAGAAGTTTTGAGCGAACTTGCTGAAGACGACGATGATGAAGAAGAAACCGAATTAGAACAATCTGCCCTAGGAGGACAAATCATGCACTATAATGCATTTGGACAAAATGTAAATGACGAACAAGAAATTCGCCACTCACTTGAAGCTGCTTTGGAAACAGCTAAATCTACTGGTCGTACAGTAGGTCAAGTTCTTTCTGAAATGGACGGTGGCGACACTCTTAAACACTCAATGAACAACATTGACAAACTTTTCCCTGATCATGCACTTCAAGGTGGAGTACAAGTAATCTACTCACCTAACACTGCTACTGAGCACATCCTTAGCCGCGTAACAAAAGTTCCAACTGCATTTGTTAAATCAATCATGACAGACCTTTCTGACTTGACTGATGAACAACTTCGTGCCAAAGGTTACATCAAGGGAACTGAAAAGAAAGAACAAATCATTTCTTTCTTGTCTCGTAAGACTGACCCACAAACAATCTATAAAAAACAATCAATCGACCGTGACGACCAAATCGATATCGGTCAACAACTTAACGTTGCTGCATTCTTCAACCAAGAAATGCGCATCAAGTTGAATGATGAAATTGCACAAGCTATCCTTGTATCTGACGGACGTTCAACTGGTGACGCTGCTAAAATCAAAGAAGACAAGATTCGTCCAATCACTAAAGATGAAGACTTCTACACAATCAAAGCTTCTTATAACCCTAAAGCACTTCTTGACGTATTCCAAACAGTTGCTGAAGAAAAGACTAAGATGCTTGGTTCTGGTACACCATCATTGTACATGAACCCACTATTCTTGACAAAACTTCGTTTCCTTCGCAACAAGAACGAACAATGGGTATTCGGTGGACAACAACCTGCTACTAAAGAATATCTTGCTTCATTGTTCGGTGTTGCTGAAATCGTTGAAACAAACTTCTTGAAACCTGAAGAAATGATCATGGTTAACTTGGCTGACTACCAAATCGGTACAAACCGTGGTGGTGAAGTTAACACATTCGAACACTTCGATATCGACTTCAACAAACAGAAATACCTTATCGAAACTCGCTTGTCTGGTGCGCTTACTCGTGCTAAATCTGCGGTATACTTCACTCCTGCTTCTGGATCAGCTGCGACATCAGGACCGGCTGCTGCTGGAGTTCCTGGGGGATAATCCATGAAATTTAGCGGAAAAGCTGGTTTTAGAATTGATGACGTAGAAATCGAACCGGGAGTCTACGAACCCAAAGTAGTCGTTAAAACTATCAAAGGGGATGTGGTAAGTAATCGTTACCAACATCAAAATAGCGACAAATCAACAATTGATAATGTTCGCATTACCAACCAGCTGTCAATTGTCGCTAATCAATTTTTTAATGAACACATCGCAAATTTGGTATACATCGAATTTCAGGGGGTCAAATGGAAAGTCGAAAGTTTCGATATCCGACCTCCTCGCGTTGTTGTTAGTTTGGGAGGGGTCTATAATGAGCAATCGACTGAACATGCATAATATTATCCTGAAAGCTGTTGAACAAACCGGTGAGAGGTACAAAGTTTATTACAACCCAATCGCAAACGTAAAATTAGAATACCCATGCATTATTTATCGACGCAAAGGGATTCATCAACGACATGCTGACGATATTAGGTATCATACGCATACGTCGTATCAACTTACAATTATTGATAAACGTGTAGAATCTCCTGTTGTTGAGAAACTTCTTGAGTATCAATATTGCACTTACAACAATGAGTTCGTATCAGAGAATATGAACCACACTATTATGACACTTAATTCTGGAGGAATTACAAATGGCTAAACTAGTATTTGACGAACTAGGAAAACGTTTTTATGAGACCGGTGTATCGAACGCCGTTCTTTTCCCACAAGCAGACGACGGAACATATCCTAAAGGTGTTGCTTGGAATGGTATTACTGCTGCTAACGAATCACCATCAGGTGCTGAGTCTAACGACCAATACGCAGACAACATGGTATACTTGTCTCTAACAGGTGCTGAGAAATTCGAAGGTACTATCGAAGCGTTCTCTTCACCAGCTGAATTTGACGAATGTGACGGTATGAAAGAAATCAGTAAAGGTCTTACAGTTTCACAACAAACTCGTAAACCATTTGGTTTCGCTTACAAATCAATCCTTGGTAACGATACAAAAGGTAACGACTACGGTTACAAACTTCACATTTGGTACGGATGTAAAGCTGCTCCATCTGAGCGCTCTCACTCAACTGTAAACGACAGTCCAGAACCACAAAACCCATCATGGAGCATTTCATCAACTCCAGTTGCGGTACCTGGTGCTAAACCATCATCTGTATTGACATTCAACTCAACTACAACTCCTGCTGACAAACTTAAGAAAATCGAAGATATTCTTTACGGAACCGAAGCTGCAGATGCACGTCTTCCATTGCCAACAGAATTGCTTGAATTGTTGAAATAATTTTTAAATCGGAGGTATTGACTTATGCTTAAACAACCAGTTACTTACGAGGATTTCGATGGAAACACTCAAACAGAAACTCTATATTTCAATCTTAACCGTATGGAATTGATTGCTTTCCAAAAACGCTATGGTAGCGAAAACATGGAAAACTACATCAACAAGTTGATTGAAGAAAAACAAATTGAACCAATGTACGATTTGTTGAATGACTTCGTTCTTACTGCCTACGGTGTTAAATCTGAAGATGGAAAACGATTTATCAAGAGTGAACAAATTCGTGAAGAATTCAAACAATCACTTGCTTATGAAGCATTGATTGAAGATTTCCATGACGATTCTCGTAAGGTTCTTGAACACTTCATTTCTGGTGTTACTGCACATATTCGTGGACTTAATACAGCCGCTGCTGCAGCTGCTGCTAACTAGTTATTACAATGGAGGCGTGGATTTTACCCGCCTCTTTTTGTTTTTATAAAATGTTTGAGGTGTGAATATTATGTCTGAGTTTTTAACTATAACTTTGGATGAGCTTGAAATGTGGGATGATAGCATATCTCAATTTATTATAAATGAACCCAAAGAAGATATTACTTTCAAATACACTCTAACCGTATTGGACAAGTGGGAAACGAAGTATAAGAAAAGATTTATCGATAATTCTGCCAACTTAGAACAACATGAGTTACTTGATTTTATAGTAATGATGGCCGATAAACCATTTGATATATCTCGTTTATCAGAAGCTAATTTTAGAGAAATTTTGAAGTATATGGAAGATACGCCTAGTGCTACAGAATTACCTAAAAACAATAATTCTAGTAGAGGTAAAGAGTATCACCGTAAGAAAATATTTACATCTGAGATAATTTATGCGATGATGGCTTTGAATCATATACCATTTGATTGGGAGAATAGAAATCTTAATAAATTGATTATGTTATTGAATTGTGTAGGTGCATTGCAAGAACCTCCTAAGAAAATGACACGAGCCGAAGCAATGGCAGAACATCAACAACAAGTTCTTAGAAATAGAAAAATAATGGAAGAAAGGAGGAAAAAGATGAATAATGCGAATTGAGCAATTTGGTGATTTTGGAAATTTGGAAAAATTTTTGAAAAGATCACGAAGATCTAATCTTGATATTTTGGGTAAAGCCATCATCGATGCTCTACGAGATGCCACTCCAGCAAATTCTGGAGAAACTGCAAATTCATGGGGGTATCGAATAACTCAAACATCGAGAGGTCAAGATTTAGAAATATTTAATACACATATCAATAAAGGAGTTAATATCGCCATAATTTTACATTATGGGCATGGTACTGGTACGGGAGGTTATGTTCCTCCAAGACCTTATATTGACGAAGCTATTAATTCGGTATACAAGAAAACTATTAATAAAGTTTTAGAAGATTATCTAAAATAGAAAGGATTGTTATGAATTATATTTCTATCCAATCTTCCGAAGATGTCATAGAACACTTCGGAATCAAAGGTATGAAGTGGGGTCATCGCCGAGGTAAAGTCTTTACAAAAAGTAACTTAAAGAAAGCCGCTATAATTGGCGGGGGGCGTAGCTCTGGCTGGTTTGGGTGCTTATGGTGCATATAAAGGCTATGGCCATCTAAACAACAAGCGTTTGCAAGAGGCTGCCCGTAATGCCAATATTAAAAAAGCATTCGAAATTCCAAAAATCAAATACAAAAAAGTTGTTGAAAAATCTGGAAAAATAGTTCCTAAAAAGGGTAAAGGTTTCGAAAAATTTGATTATGATAAATTTAAACCGGATACTGTTTATTTAGGACCTAAATTAAGACGTGGTATAAAGGTTAATTCTTCAGAGTTATCTAAGCGAGCATATAAATCAAGTAAAAACTCATATGCCGATGAGATTTTAAAAGTAGCCCAACAGAAGCCAGGAATTCTTGGTAGACAAAAAATGGAATCTATTAGCGATACGAAACGTAAGATTTCAAAAATGGCCGAAAATATATCAAAAATGAACAAACAGGTTAATTCTACTGGTAAAAACATTGATTCTATAAACGATCAAGCGTTAGAAACTTTGAATAAACTTATGAAGAAAAAATAGACTATTTCGATAGGAAGGATAATTTATGGCTGGATATGTAGACGAAAAAGTCGCCAAGGTCACCTTAGACAACAAGGGCTTTTCTAAGAATGCTGATGACACTGTCGCGGCATTGGAACGAATGAAGAAAGCTTTTAGTAAAGTCAATGGTAAAGACGCGACTAAAAACATAGCCTCAGACATGTCGGAGATGAATGACACAATCTCAAAATCGACACAAAAATCTGAGGGATTACTATCTCGCCTTAAAGGAATTTTTAACCGAAGTGCAAAAGGCATTGATATGTCTGGCGCAGGACAATCAATCGATAGAATGAATACCGATGTTGCTAGCAAAACTGCTACCACATCATCTATTCTATCTCGATTAAAAGGTATTTTCCAAAAGGCAGATAATCATCAAGGGTTTCCGAACTCTATTAAATCTATTGATGGTTTAAATACGAAAGTTGCAGGATTCGACGTTAGTCCGTTATCTAACGCTTTCGCTAAAGCAGCTAGTTCTGTACAAAATTCTCTATCAATCATGGATATTGCTTTAGGTAATGTCTTGGGTGGAATGATTCAGAAAGCTATGAGTTTCACTGGTCAATTCTTTAGAGGATATGGAGATGGTCTTGCCGAGTATAAAAATAAACTTGGTTCGATTCAAACCATCATGACGAATACGGAATGGGAAATTCCAGATAGTTCTGTTCGTATGCGTCGAGTTTCTGGTGCTTTAGAAACTCTTAATGACTACGCCGATAAAACTATTTACTCATTCGCGGATATGACCAAAAACATTGGTACGTTTACTGCTGCCGGGGTAAGCTTGGACAAATCAGCAGTTGCGATTAAGGGTATTTCAAACTTGGCCGCTGCCTCTGGTTCAGACACAAACCAAGCATCAATGGCAATGTATCAGTTGTCACAAGCATTGGCTTCTGGTCGTGTAGCTTTACAAGACTGGAACTCTGTAGTTAATGCCGGTATGGGTGGTAAACTATTCCAAGACCGATTAACACAAACTGCAGAAAAGATGGGGCATGCGAGAGATATGACTAAATCATTCCGTGACTCATTGAAAGACGGATGGTTGACATCTGAAGTATTGTTGGAAACTTTGCGAGAATTCTCTGAAGACCAATCAATGCTTGATGCTGCGACTAAAGTTAAATCATTTGGTCAATTAGTTGATACCGTTCAGGAAGCTATTGGTTCTGGATGGGCTACGACATGGGAATATTTCCTTGGTGGATTCGAAGAAGCCAAAAATATGTGGACTAAAATTGGAGATTTAGTTAATCCGTTTATCTCCGATGACCAAGGAAAATATTATGACTCTGTTCTTGAAATGGAACGAAGTTTAGGTAACTATCGTAATGCCATGTTGAAAACATGGAAAGATCTTGGTGGACAACAAAGTTGGTTTAATACTATTGAAAATAGCTTTGCTATTGTATTCAATTCATTAACTAATTTAAGAAAAGGATTCCGTGATATAATCGGAACCTATAAAGATTCTGCGCAAGCATTATACCAAGTAACTCTTAAATTAGAAGAATTTACATCTAAAATCCGTAACTGGCAGGCATTACAAGATACAATGGTATCCATTGGTAGAGCATTTGGTGCGGTATTCACTGGAGTTATTAGTGTTATTGGTAATGTCGCTAAAGGTATGTCCTCTGTAGCTGGATCTGCAAATGGATTCTTATTCATTATTCAAGATGTGGCTAAAGGAATAGAAAAATTCTTCACAGCATTAAAATCAGAAAAAATGCAAGCAGGATTCGTTAAACTAGGACAAACTATCGGAAATGTCTTGGGTATTTTAGGATCTTTATTCAGAATTGCTGCGTCTATAGTTACATCTTTCTTTAAAGCATTTGCTCCTTCGGGTAATGGATCAGGATTCTTAGCATTCATGACATTACTTGAGAAGGTCACTGGCGCAATTCGCAAATTTGTAGAAGGTATAGAACACGCTATACAATCATCAAACCCATTTAAAACAGTATTTGAATTTTTAGCGGCAGGCGTTAAAGGATTCCTATCAATATTTGATAAATTAATATCGAAATTGTCTAAAATGAATGGTGTTTCTTTAGACGGAATAGTAAATTCTATAAAGAAATTATTCTCACCAAGTAATATTAAGGGTGGGGATGCATTAGTTAATACCGTTAAGAGTATTTTTACATCCTTAAGTGGCGCTGTCAAAGAAGGCATTGGTGTATTCAAGAAGAATTTATCAATATTTAATCTTTCAGATATCCTAAAAACTATGTTAGTAGGATTTGCTGGATTTAAAGCTTTCAAAATGTTTAAGGGTGGAGATGATAAAGGTGGTGGATTCCTATCACCTATTTTAGATCCAATTAAAGAACTTGTTGAAAAAGGCGATGAAATCGTATCTAAAGTTTCAGGTGTTCTTGATGGCTTAAAAGATGCAATTAGTTCGTTCACAACAGGTATTAAAGCAGGAACATTATTGATGATTGCAACGGCTATCACTATGTTGGCTGTATCGATGAAAGTTCTAGCTGGAATGTCTTCAGAGGAAATAGTACGTGCCGCATTGGGCATTGCTACTGCTAGTTATATTCTTACAGCCGCCATGAAACGTCTAGCCGGTATGGAAAAGATACCTCCTAGCACTGCTATCAGTATGATTGGTTTCGCTTTAGCTATTAAAATTATGGCAAAAGCTATGCGTGAGTTGAGTACATTGAATGAAAATCAACTTGTCAAATCTGCCGGTGGTGTAGCCGCTGCTTCACTTATTTTAGTAACTAGTATGAAGTTGCTTTCTAAAGTAGATAAGATAAAAGTTGGCGCTTTTAAATTAATAGCGTTTGTACTTGCTATTCGTATCCTTGTTAAATCAATGGCTGAATTAGCAAAATACGATTATGAAGATTTAAAACGAGCCGTAACATCTATTGGAGCATTGATGCTGTCGCTATCTACAGCTATGCGTATTATGAATAATGTTAAAATTAAACTAAGCGCTATACTCGGTTTAGTTGTTTTTGTTTATGCGATAAAACAATTAGTTAATGCATTAATTGATGTGTCCATGATCGATTATACCGAAATGGTAACCGGCGTTCAAGGTATTGGTTTCTTATTTACAGCATTAGTGGCCTCTTCACAAGCACTAAGAGGTGCTAACCCATCACTTAAAGCTTTAGCGTCATTATTAGTATTTACTTATTCAATAAAAGAACTAGTAAATGCATTAATTGATGTATCTATGATCGATTATGAGGACATGAAAGTTGGAGTATTAGGTCTAGGGTTCATATTTACTGCTTTAGTTTCCGCAACTCGTGCGCTTAAAGGTGTTCGTGTTAATTTATCAGCATTAGCATCTCTAATAGTGTTTTCATATTCTGTTAAAGGGTTGGTAGATGCTTTAATAGATATATCTATGATTGATATTATGGATATGGCTGCAGGATTAGCGGGACTTGGCGTTATATTCACATCGTTGATTGGCGCAACATATGCTTTACAAGGGGTTAGGGTCAATTTATCCGCACTAGCATCCCTTATTGCGTTTGCATACAGTACTTCCGAACTTGTTAAGGCATTAGAATTAATATCTAACATAAACCCAAATAGATTATTACCATCTATATTAGCACTTGGAGCTGTAATGGCTGCTCTAACTATATCTGTTATTGCTATGACTAATATGTCTGGTAATATATTTGGTGCTATGGCATCTGCTTTAGTATTACTTTCCTTTGTTCCTGTATTAGTAACAATAGGTAATGTACTGACACAACTTTCTCAAATTTCATGGCAAAGTATGGTGGTCGCTTTAGGCGGACTTGTTGGCGCTTTAACTATATTACTTGTTGCTGTGGGTATTGTATCCAGTGTTGGTCCTATGGGACTTGTCGGAGCTGCAACTTTATTGATTCTTGCTGGATCGTTACTAGCACTTGCAGCACCATTGCAGGTATTAGGATCCATGTCCTTAGCACAAATAGGTAAAGGATTATTGGCTTTAGCCGGCGGATTAACTATTTTATTAGCGGCTGGAGCTGCTGCAATGTTTATTGCCCCTGGTATATTAGCACTTTCCGTTGCTTTGGTAGCACTCGGAGTAGCTGCTATTGGTATAGGTGCTGGTATGGCACTCGCCGGAGTAGGATTAAGTCTAATCGTATTAGCACTTAAAGAACTTGCAGAAGTTGGTCCTACAGCTTTAGTCGGTGTTGTCACTGCACTAGATCTTTTCCTTAAGACTCTCGCAGAAAGAGCCCCACAAATGGTCAAAAGTCTTGTTGATATTGTCAAGAATGCTTTGGACGGTTTAGTGGAATTAATTCCTAAATTTGTAGATTTCGGATTTAAATTAATAATTGCTCTTGTTCAAGGATTAACTGAAAATGTTCCTGCGTTAGTAACAGCTGGTGTTAAATTATTAACTGAGCTCGGACGAGCATTGGTTGAAAATATAGACGCTTTATTAACAGTTGCCTTAGAAATTGCTACTTCATTTATTGAAGGTCTAGGAAACGCTTTAGTTAGTGTTAAAGACAAATTAATTCCGGCATTGAAAGCTGTATTCAGTGTTATTGGAGAAATCCTAGTAACTAGTATCGGTGAGTCATTAGGACCTCTTCTAGCTAAAATAGCAGAAGTATTCGGCCCTGTAATACAAATTATTGTCGACATTTTATCTCAATTGGCGCCGGCATTAACTCCAATTATTGAAATTATTGGTAACGTCTTAACCACATTAATATCTACTTTACCTGCAATATTACAGCCAATTGCTGATACAATTAAAGTATTAGTTGATGGTATCGTTGCTGCTCTACAAATTCTTGCACCTGTCGTTGAGACAATTATAAATGCTATTGTAGTTATTATTCAAACTTTAGCTCCTATTGTACAATCTGTAGTTGATACTATCAGAGTTGCTTTAGAAGTTCTAGGACAAATTTTCACTACAATTGGAGAAGTAATTAAAGCAGTTATTCAAGGTATTGTCGATACTATTAATGCTATTAGTGGCGTTATTACTGCTGTATTTAGTGGAATTCAAGGATCTTTAGAAGCTCTTGGTGGAGTATTCGAATCTGTTGGTTCTGGTATTAAAACATCTCTAGAAGGTGTTAGTACAGTGGTTGAGTCTGTCGGAAATGCTATTAAATCGGCTTTAGAAGGCGTAGGACAAATATTCGAATCAATCGGAACTGCTATTAAAACTGCTTTAGAAGGCGTTGCTGATATTATTAGATCTGTCGGAGATGCTGCTAAGTCATTCGGTGAAGGTTTCAAATTATTCGGAGAAGGCGTAAAACTAGTTGGTGAAAATGGTGCATCTGCTGCGACTGGATTAGGCTCTTTAGCTATAGAAGTCGCTAAATTGGGAACTGCTGCATACGCCGGTAACCTACAAGGATTTACTGAAGATATTAAAAATCTTGCTACGGCATGTACTAATCTAGGTCAATCTGCTGCAAGTTTAGCTGCTATAACTGTAGCTTTTTCACAAATGTCAACATCATTATCCATGATGGCCGCTAGTGTTCCTACAGTCACTGCATCATTCGATAGTTTAAGCACAAGTTTAACTACAATATCTGGAACTATAACTCCAGTATCTTCAGCATTTACAGCTCTAGTAACGCCAATTCAACAATTACAATCAAGTTTAACGGTCGTGGCGACTGCATTCATTGTATTTGCTACTCAGATGACTATGGTTGAAATGTCGCTTCAAACTGCGACTATGGCATTCACAAACATTCAAAATGCCATCACAATGCTGGGAACATCTATTGGTACATTGCCTGTAACATTTGACGCTCTTGGTACATCAATACTAAACGTTCAAACTTTATTATCGACTTTCGCTACATCTCTAACTACATCTGCTACTGGATTCCAACAATTAGGCGAAGCTGCTATGGTCGGTATGATGGCCATGAATACTTCAGTTATTGCTGGTATGGCGACTGTACAAGCCACCATGATGGCAAGTATTGCTACATTATCTGTAGCGGTATCTACCGGATTTACTCAAGTATCTGCTTCAGTTACTATGTCAATGGAGATGGTTAATGCCGCAGTAACACAAAGTATGCAAGGAGTAATGTCCGTTATTCAAGTGAGCATGTCGGGTGTCGCTGCACAAATGGCTGCATCATTAAGTCAAGTTATGAGTACAGTAACTTCTACAATGGCTCAATTATCTGCTAGCATCATGTCAAGCATGACATCAGTAAATGCCACAATTAGTAGTACTACTGCTCAAATGAATGCCACATTTACTCAATTCTCATCTACTGCTCAGTCTATTGTTACATCTTTGATGTCTACTTTAAATAGTACATTCCAAAGCGGTATGGCTTCCGTAGTATCTACTGTATCTAGTGGCATGAGTAGCGTGGTATCTACTGTTTCAAGTTATAGTGGTTCTGCTAGAAGCGCCGGTTATAATGTAGGTTACTATATTTCTGCCGGTGTTGCTGATGGTATGAATGCAAACATGTGGGCTATTGAAAGTGCTGCTAATAGAATTATCAGTAAAGCTAGAGAAGCTGCCAGAGCTGCTGCGGATATTCACTCACCATCAAGATTGTTTGCCAAAGAAGTTGGTAAATTCATTCCTATGGGGGTTGCTAAAGGTATTGGCGATGCTATGCCTAAGATGGTAGATGAGGTCACTGATTCATTCGGTAAAGGATTCTCTGACGCTGCAGATTCTGTTGTCACCCAAGGCGACGTATTTGCTAATGTGGTATCTGATGCTGTCAATGGTATTAGTGATATGCTCGATGTTGCTATCGACGATATGAATTACGCTCCTACAATCACTCCAGTAGTGGACATGAGTAATCTCGACAAAATGAACATGTCTGATTATTCATTAGATTATAGAGGACGTATTTCTACACCAACACCACTATACGGTGTGCCACAACAATCAAATACATCCACAGTTGTTAACAATGATAATTCTAAGAAAGAATATAGCGTTAATATCAATGTGGATACTGGTGGTAAACCTGTCAACACTAAAGAACTTGCTAGAGAAATTCAAAGTCATATTAAATCATTCGATGACCAAAGTCGTCGAGGAAAAGGTGAGGAGGTATTCTGGTAAGAACTATGAAACCTGGATATTTTATGATTAATAATATCAGTTCAGAGTCTTTAAATGTTGTTATTCAGGAACGTCCTAATATTCCTGCTCCGAAAAGGAGAGTCTCATTCGTATCGCCAGCTTCCTATGAAGGGGAGTTGGCTTACGATGATGACGGATATGAACCAACAGAATTTGAACTGAAATGTTTCTATGACGGTAGAAGTCACGGCGATAACGACGAGGATATTTCTACTGCTCGAAACAAAATCTACACGTTATTTAATCAAGGTATTGGTGAATGGATTCCATTTGTTCCATACTTTGATACAAAACATATTTATCACATCATTCTCATGGAAATGGAGTTTGAGAATAAATATTACTACGATGGTTGTATTAGTTTCACTGCGAAACTTAAATGCCAACCATACAAATATGTAAAAGACATCGCTCCGTTTAGAGTTAATCACGGAGAATTTGTCAACAATCCAACATTATACGCATCAAAACCTGTAATCTCATTTTCTGGGGTTAGAGGTAATCTTTCGTTAACTGTTGGAAATACAACTATGTTATTTAAAGATTTGAACAATGAAAATGTATTCATTGATTGCTCTTTATATGCAACATATTCTAAAGACGGTCGGACTATTCGAAATCTAAATAACAGAACTGTTGGTAAGGATTTCTTTGAATTTGCTCCGGGAATGTCTAAAAATAAAATCACTATTACGGCGGACGGACAGAACAACCCAGCTTCTGTTATTCCAACATTAACTGTTACGCCTAATTGGAGGGTTCTAGTATGAGACCTATTTTATATGAACAAAATGAAACCTTGTTCGAAAATAATGGTATCGGTATCCTCCATGATGCGGAGACTTGTACTGTTACCGAAGTTCGAAATGGCGAATTTGAATTAGAGATGGAATATCCTCTCAACGGAGATTGGATTGGTGAGATTCGTACAGAACGTTATATCTTAGCCAAACCCAATGACTTCGACGAACCTCATGCATTTCGTATTTATGAAACTGATGACGATTTAGATGGTAAAAAGAGAACTGTTAAGGCTGTCACATCTACCGACAGTCTTAGCGGTATTCTTGTAAAACCATTCGCCGCGGTAACGTCTACTCCTATGAACGTATGGGAGAGAATTAAAGCGCACGCTGTAGACCCGATTAATATCAAGTTCGCTACGGATATTACCACTTCATCTGCTATGCAACACGATGAGATTAAAAATGTCTTGTCGTTAATTAGTGGGACTGAGGGTTCTATGGTTGACGTATTTGGTGGAGAAGTTCTAAGAACCAACAACCAAATATATCTATATCGTCGAAGAGGACATGAAAGAGTTACTACAATTCGTCCTAGGAAGAATTTGAAGAACATCAAGATTGTCACAAGCATGAGCGGTAAATATACCAGCGTATTACCTTATGCCAAATATACTCCTGAAGGCGAAAACCAGAAGGAAGTTGTGGTTTATGGTGATGTTGTACGCTCAAAATATTATAACGATTATTTCACAAAGCGTATGAGCCCTATCGATGTAACAAGCAAAGTCAAAGAGGGTAAAAAAGACGAAGAAGTCAAAGTTATCACTAAGGCTATGGTCGATAAAGTCTCTGCGAAATATTTTGAGCAGAACTACGGGGTAGATTTACCAAATATTAAAATAGATGTTGATATGGTCCCTCTCAGTGACACTACTGCATGGGAAAAAGCTATTATTAAAGCTCTTATTAACATCAAACTTTGTGATACAGTTGAGGTTTACGTGCCTAAAATTGGTGTAAATATCACTGTCAAAGTTAATAAAATCGAATATGATGTTCTATCAGAACGAATTAAAAAGATTTCGGCTAGTACTAGTGGTCACGACCGCTCCACATTAGCTGAAGTTCAACGTGCCGAATGGAAACAGATGACTAATAAAGTTATTGCCGACGTATTGGCTCCTTTAGAGGAATCTGTAAACACGGTTATATCTTCACTCGATGGTAAAAACCAGAATTTCTTTGGACCGGATACTCCTCCAACTGAGGGATTGAAAGCCAATGATATTTGGTACAAGACTATTGGAGAAGGTGAAGTTGAAATGTATCGTTACGACGGTACGCAATGGAATTTAATTATTCCAGCAAACTTTGGGGATGCTATTGACAAGAAAATTGCGGATTATGAGAAAGAAATCAAATCTAAATTAGACGAATTCTCCGTTTCAAACGAGGAGATGAAAGCTAAAGTAGATAAAGTGACTTCCGACGCTAATGAAATCCTTAAACGAGCATCTGCAGACCAAGCCGCTCAAATTGCTGCAGCACAATCAAAATTGGCTCAAATTGAGAAGGACTTTAATACCAATAGGCAATATTTAACTGTTAAGATTAACGAACTTATTGCTAGTGGCACTAAAGATGAATTGGCTCTAAGTACTTATAAGCAAGAAGTTAATCATCATTTAGCGGAATTAGAGAAAACTATGGTATCTTATGGGGGTGAGGTATCAAATATTAAAACTCTTATTTCTCAAACTAATGAAAAGATTGAACTTGCTGCTGAAAAGTACAACGAGGTCAAGGGTGATGTGAATGCTGCAAAAGCTCGTCTTAATCTTATACCAAATGAAATTAACCTAGCAGTATCCAATGCCAGCGGTGAATCTAAAAAATACACCGATGCTCAAATTAAGCTCAGTGAAGGAAGAATCACATCTTCTGTTACTAGTAGTTTGAATGGTACTATCTCAGGTCTTATTTCATCTAGTGTTGTACAAGAGGCTGGTGTTATTCGTCAAGCGATTAATTCGGCTAAATACGATATGATTAACACTGCTCGTAAAAACACCAATACTGTTGTTGAAACCAAAATCGGAGAACTACGACAAAGCTTAGTTGAGACCGTTAAGTCAATTCCTAGAAAATATGGTGGAAGGAACTATATTTCTAGAAGTGATAGACAGTTATATTCAGGAACATATAATCTAAATAATAGATATTATGTTATGATGGGGTATAATTTCGTTGGTGGAAAAACTCTTAAAGAATTGGGTGTTGATAGAAATACTAGACTTATTATTCAATATAAGATAAAATTCGACCAATCAGTAACAAACGCTAGATCCATTGCAGAATTTTACGGTAATGATTCATTTATATCTAGTAGTTGGCCTGAAAATATTCCAAGCTATCCTGAAATTAAAGGGTTTAATATTTCTAGCGACGGCTGGGAAACTCGTGTTGGGTATATTAATTTGAATGAGGCTATGTGGTCTAGAGCGAATAACATTCGATTCAGAGTCGATGGTTCAAATAATAAACCATTTACTATCAAAGATTGTATTCTGCATAGTGCGGATTCGGTCGTTGATTGGTCTGCTGCTGTCGAGGATAATCTCTATGATACTGGTGGGCTTAACATTTTACGTAATGGTGACTTCCAGTTTAATCTTAGTGATTCGGTCAGAAGAAATAATGATGGGAGTGGACTGTTACCAGTGCCGCCTCAAAATGCTACAACGGACTTCTGGGACCCTGTATATTATGGTGGAAATAACGGTATTACTTATGATTTTGGTAACCATGCGTTTACTAAATTCAATAAAAAAGGTGTTATTCATATCTATGGAACTTCTAGAAGTTTTAACTGGATAGAACAACGTATTCAAACATTGAATTTCAAACGTGGCGATATAATTACTATATCTGCCGATATTAGTGCGGAAGGCGACAAATCGACATGGCTTTCGGATGATATATTCACGTTCGAATTGTTTGCTTTGAATGCTTCCGGACAAGAAAAATCTTATCGTCATAATTTTAGACGTCATGAGGATGGACTTAAAGATGTGGTTCACGGAGATGGACAATTCTACAGATTTGGTACATCATTTGAGTTGGAAGATAATGCGGTTCAATTTAGATTCAGAATTGCTATTTATCCAAATAAAACTGTGAATCTATATTTCACAAACTTCCAAATCGAACAAACTAAATTTGTAAATGGATTTAAGAAAAATCCTTTAGATGTCGACATAACTCAAAATACCAAATTCCAAGATGTTGTGAATCGTGTGGATTTATTTTCTCGTACTCTTGGTGAGAATGAGAATGGTATCAACACCAAAATATCCCAAATGGTTATGAAGAGTGATGAGATTCAATCCTTTGTACAAAATGGCGGTTCTCCGTCGGGTAATATTATATTGGATACGGATACTTTTGAGAATGCCAAATCTAATATGACGAACACTCCGGGAGTAATGTCTTTATCACCTACACCTGGAAATTATGGTAAGAATCCTTATCGTATTATAGTTAATAAAACTAACGATACGCAACGCTGGAAAGGTGTGACCTTACCATTAACTATTAACTCAGTTAAAGTTGGTGATACATTCACGGTAAGCTTTAAATATAAGATTAATAGTTCTATGCATAAGAGTGGGTCTAGTACTTATGCTGTTGAATTGAAGGATCATAATCGTCAAAAAGGTCAATCAATATGGTCTAGTGGTACGACTATTGAATTAAACAAATGGCTAACATTCAAACGAACATTTAATATCGATAAAGATATGACTTTTGACTTTAAGGATCTGCACCCGTTTTACTTCTATGTTGATAAAGCCGGAGATTTTGAAATTGCAGAAATAATGATGGCTAGAGGGAATAAACTACCTGATGAATATAGTCCTGCGTCTTGGGGGTCAGCGACTATGGTAAATCAGCTAAGCAATTCTTATGCTATCAGAGCTTTAAATTCAGCGAATAGTATTGTCAGCGAAGTGAATGTCAATACAAATGGTGTTCGTTTCAAAGGTAAAAATCTTGAATTTGATGGTAACGCTCTTATTCACAATGGTATTATCAAAAATGCACATATTGCAGACGCAACCATATCTTCTGCCAAAGTTGCTAGCTTAGATGCTAGTAAAGTTGTTGGTTTGGAGGGTGTGTTTGATAACCTTTTGGCTAATAAAGCTAAGATTAGACGGATATTTACCGATGGTATTGATATTGGTAATACTACAACACTATATGCCTCTAATGGGGTTTTGAATATCTCGCATAAAGGGGGTTTAACTAATGCTGTAACTATTAGATCTAATGGACGTATAGCTACTCCCGCATGGTTTAATGGGCGAGCAACGGATGACGCTAACTACACTCCAGTAATGACTAATGTTTCATACAATAACCCACTTGCACCGAGAAATTCTGGGGTTACTGTATACGGGGTTCGTGGTTTATTTATGATAACCTTTACTGGACAAACGAATGAATACGGTTCTAGCGCTTGGTTATACGTTAACGACGGATCTAATCAAAACCACACGTATTATGTACCATTGAAAAAGGCGGGTAATCAAGGAGACTGGAATAATGGATTCTATTAGGAGGAACAAAATGCAAGAAGATGCAACGACACAGAAGCTATTGCAACGTTTAACAGCGCAAATAGGACTTCTTACAGCAGAAAATATCGAATTGAATATCATGATTGAAGATCTTACGGAAGAAAATAAGACCTTAAAAATGACTCAAGATATTAACAAACATGTAGAACAAATGAAACAGGAGGACTCAACTAATGAGTAGCTTTAAAATTCGTACTTCATACCATATTTATGATGGTAACGGTAATGTCGAAAAGACTCTTTTTGAATTATATACTGAATCGCCAACCAACTTGATTACTGTATATTTGCCAGGTAAACACACTCTTAACAACGCTTCTGATGAAGCAGATCATGTTCGCAAATGCTTGCTTGCATTCCATAAAGAGTATTTCTCTGAAATTGAATTCAAAGAAACTATTAATAAAGTGGATGTACTCAATGAAACAGTTGCACAAAAAGAAATCGAAGACCGTCGTCGTGATGATTTCATTAATGCTATGGTTATGCATACCATTATGTCTGGCAATATTGTTTACGGAGTTGTTTACAAGAAACTTGCTGGACTTCTTGATAAGGCTCAAGTTGGTAAGACATATCAAGCTAATGATATCGTGGTAATTGAAGACCCTAACCATCAAGAAATCAACGGTGAGGGTAAGCTTGTATTCGTGCAATTCAATAAAGAATTCACATATAATGGTGAGCCCGTATCAGATTTCGTTACTAAAGGCCGTCTAGAAATGGACGGTGTAGGCGCCGCTTATCCACTAACTCTCGGACAATAAAGGGGATTAAATATGCCAGTAAACACATCGGAAATGATCGCATGGATGCAAGCCCGTAGGGGTAAAGTATCTTACAGCATGATCAATCGTAACGGTCCAGATAGTTATGACTGTTCATCAGCTATTTATTATGCAGGTGTATTTGGTGGAATGAGCGAGCTAGATTGGCCTTGTTCAACAGAAACTGAACACGCCTGGCTTGAAGCGAATGGATGGGAATGTATCTCTGAGAATGAAGAGTTTGATTGTCAATACGGTGATATCTTCATATGGGGACAAAAAGGTTATTCTGCTGGTGCCTTTGGACATACGGGTATTTTCTTAGATACTGAAGGAACTATCATCCATTGTAACTATCCAGATGATGGTATTGGGATTGATGAACACGATGACCTTTGGGTTCGTGTAGGTCGCCCATATTACTACTGCTACCGTTATAAAGGTTCACCAGAAAACACTCCAAATCCTGCTCAAACAGAGAAGGCAGCGACGCAATTCGAACGAGAAATTGCGAATGGGGTTTCTCTACAGAACTCGCCTCAACCATATTTCGAAGCGACAGTCTCAGGTGACTATTGGGTAGAAGCTCATCCATTCTCTGGAGCCGAAGAAAAAGAATTATTTAAGAAAGGAACACGTGTTCGTGTGTATGAAAAGGTTAATGGATATTCTCGGGTAGGGTCTCCACAATCTTATCAATGGATTGAAGACAAATTCCTAACCGAACACAAGGATTTGTAATGACAAAATCCAATAAGTTCTTATGGACAATTAGCATCCTCTCATTTGTGGGGATGCTTGTCCTTTTATATTTCGTATTGATGTTGGTAAATAAGCTATCCATATATCAGAATCATTATTATGAACTGTTGGATATGATTAGTCAATTAAATACACAAATCCACTATCCAGGAGGTTAAAATGATATATTTAGATACCCCTGTAACCATTATTGACGATGGTACAGACCGTTCTATTGGTATCAAATTCTCAGAACCTGATGCTGGAGATGAGCAAATCATCTCTGGCGTCTATTTTAGGTCATCTCATGATACCAAAACAGAACTTTCATCGACATGGGTGCCTGAGAAAGGAACTCTAATTGTCAATATCCCTAATAATCTAATCAATTATTCAGGATATGCTAAACTAATTATCCCTAAAACGTCGTTCTCACATGATGCGCTGACAATGAAATTGGATGTATATTCTCCTAAAGATACTGATGGAGCATCTCGGGTACACTACGGGGAAGATAAATACGCATTCGTGCGTGACTTTGACACAACAAGTAATCAAATCTTCATTGAAGTTGCTACTGATATTGTTAATACAGATTTCATCCGAAGTCTTATTGACAAAATTGTATCTGAGAAGGGTGTTTTAGACCAAGCTGGAACTGCGGTTGATACGGATACTCTTAAGAACGATATTCTTAACCGAGTAACTAAGTTGATTGATGTTAAGAAGATTCAAGAAGAGATTAAAAAGTCTCTAACAGATTCCATCGAACAACTCAAAACAGAACAATCAAAATCACTGCAAAATCAGGAGAGTCGTCTAGAGGCAATCAACACAAAAGTTTCTGCATTAGACGCTCAAACAATCAAGACTGATATTCTCAGTTCACTTGATGAGAAAATTATCGCTTCTAAGACAGATATTATCAATACGGTTGATACAACGCAATTGAAAATGGATTTGACAACTCTTGTAACAGAGACATCTAAATCTGATATTGCTGCGGCTAAAGAATACACTCAAAAGTATTTGACAACATATTTCGAAGGTAGTGATTTCACAACTAAAATTACTACAGCTATTTCAGATACATTGTCAACTATTAATGGTGATATTTCTTCAACAAGAACTGTAGCTGATGGAGCTAAATCAGATGTGGATAATCTTAAGACTAAGGTCGAAAAGAACGCAACTGATATTGCTGCTCTTGAGGAATTCAAAACTAGTGTATCTGGAGCTATTGCTTCATATATTACTGATAACCTTACAAGCCAAAAGATTATCGAAACTCTTAAGACAAACTCTGATTACATCAATGATATCTTCACAGACATGACATCACTTCTTGATGCTAAATATATTAAGAAGGCTGATGTTACTAAGGTAGATACCATGGATGGAACTAAAGTAACTGTTGGGGAAGTGAGTTTCACAATCCCAGTAACGGACAGTTTTGCTAAAGAGACCGACTTAGGTACCTTGAGAGCTAAGGTTGGTTCGGTTGAAAGTTCTATTGGTACTGCTATCGATACCAAGTTAGCTAATGGCGGTGACCATTATATAAAGAACTCAGAATTGCACACTGCTCTTGAAGGGTTATCATCTAATTCTGGCAATACTTCAAGAACACAAGAAAATAATACAGATACTGTATATGGCGATAACTACCCATATGACGATAATAACGTAGAGACACTACAGGCTTTACCTGTTGGTGCGGTATATGTCGACCGACGTAAAAAGAACGGTGCTATTAAATGGATTAAAATAAAACCTTACGATAAGGGAGTTCCTCGAAATACTGCAAGGGACTGTTGGAAGGTATTGTATGGCGATACTGGTGAGGTATTGGCTTCAATCACACAAACCGCATTTAGTGGTGCTAAGTTATTGTACCGACGAATTAACTCTAATGTGGAATTAATTTGGGGCGGTTTGTCATGGGGTTGGTTCGGTATTAAGCGTAGAGGTGCTGCTGGATATGTGGCTCACCCATCAGATAGAAACAAATTCTGTGTCATTGTGCCACAGGGATCATTACCGCTAGGATTCGCTCCTACGTCATCCAAAATTGGAAATATTACAAACGATAAGGGTGTTCCTTATGGTACATTCTATATCGGAGGAAACACTGACTCACGTCAAATTCGTTTACAATTCTTAGAAGACATACCGGAAAATCGTGATATTACTGATATCCGTTTCTCAAGTATGGTTT